ATGTACAGAGGGGGTGTATTTTTCGTGACCCCCCCCATATACCTATTTATCCTCCAATAGGGGTAACATCAGTGTTTCTTTCAACTTTCTTGTAAATATTTAATGGATCGTTGGTTATTATACTGTTAATAACTCTTTCATGCTCTTCGTCTACTTCTTTTTCAGTCATATCGTCTCTGAAGTCACTTAAACGATCCACTAATTCACAAGTATTATAGCCTTTCGCCTTATCGAACAGCAACCATTGAGTAAACTGATCGAATGGATCAAAAGGATTGTCATGTGTTGTTAGTCTAAAATCTTTTGACATAATCAGTTCGCTCCTTTCAAATACTTAGCCACAGTAGATGTAGATAGACCAAGTTTGTCAGCTATTTGTTTTATTGTGTATGAAGCTGACATTGCTTTGATTCTATTTATTGTAGCTGTTTGAACAGTTTTCTTTTCTTTCGGCATTGCTCTTTGTCTAAGAACATCTGGATCTGAATTGTTGAGTATTCTTTTAAGAATTGTCTCGCTAACTGCACCAGCTTGAATGGCTTCCCATTCTTTATCACTAATGACAATATTTCTGTCTCTTCGTGCGATAGAGCCGACTTCTTCTCTAGCTTTGGTTAATGCTTGTTGTCCTGCTTTACGTATGTCCTTAGCTTTCAATGGTTCACCATTATTTTCAGCTTCTACACGTTTGTCATTAACTTTAGCTGCAGCTATTCGATTAGCCGCTCTTTCCTTTGTTATGTTAAGTTCTGCTTTATTAAGCTTGGTGTTAAGGCTTTCTACTTCATCGGCATAGATCTTTCTAGCATTTCTGCTATATGCTATCTTACCAGTATTAACCATTTCTAATCTGGCTTTATTAGCCAAACTCTTCATGGCGTTGGCATAATCGGCATATACAAGCTCCATAGGATGTTTATATTGCGATACTAGGGTATTAGCGTCATCAGCCTCCCCCATCTTAGTACTCTTTTGTATACGAGTCTTATTGATCGTTTCAACCTTTCCAGTACGCTTATTAATGCGCTCAATAGTGTAGTTGGCATCATCAGCGGTCTTATATATGAGGGACCCCTCCGGTTTCTTAGGATCATACCATTCTTTACCCTTTATATTTATTTTAGGGGTACCTTGGCGCTTAGGCACATCTATCTCGCCTTTAGCCTTTGATATAATCGTAGATGCCCCGCCAGTTGTCTTACCCTGATAAGTCCTTTTCAAAGCAGCGATATTATTATCTCGCTCACTGGCTTTATAATCCAATTTATGTTTTTCAGCATCAATAACAACCATACTATGCTTTACAGCCCTAGCCAACTCTTTTTCATCAGCGCCTGCTAACGTCATATCAGTAATAAGGTTAGATATTTTACCCATTTCTGTATCTGTTTTCTTCATGATGGAATATTCTTTACCATTACGATAATAATGCTCTTTACCATCGGATCCAATTCTCTTTTCACCACCATATTCCAACTTATTATCAAAGCCTTCAAGATCTTTCAATGGATTAGTGCTAATGATTTTAACTTTACCAGCTCTATCATGAGTAGGTATAGCCATAGCCGTATCACCATCGAAGTCTGCACCGGACAATCTTTCAGCAACTTTATGATTTATACCTAAAGCATCGATAGAATTCTTTCCGATCATCCGTAAAGCTTCTTTATTCTTATTATTTACCGTAAGAATTGGGATCTCAAATGTTCCTCCATGAGGATATCTAATCAACGCCAACTTCTGCCCATCGTTATATCCAGGGGCAAATACCTCATCATCTTTCATGGAAGTTATAGGTAAAATAACATGATACTTCTGACCAGGTAAAGCTGCAGCTTGCATATGTACTGCTGCCGAATCACAGCTTTGAGCGAACTTATTCAAATAATACTTTTTTATAGTAGGGTTTGTAAGCTCCATGATTTTATCAAACTCTTCCTGTTTATCAGCTTTAGCAATGCCTAATTGTTTTTTAGCCATCGATATAGATTGCTTCGATAGGAACTGAGATGGTAACGAATCTTTCCATTTATTCCATTCACCCTCTTCTCTCGTCTTATTAATTAATCCGAGTTTTTTATTACCTTTTTTATCGGAATACCAATATTGACCGCCTTCTTCTTTGATCAATGCACCAAATGGATTATCTGGATCTTTTTTGATATCTTTAAGAACATCAAGCTTAGCAACCGACTTAGACTTATTAGTGTTAAATATAACATCGACACCTTTCGGAAAGTCTTTTGGGTCACCATAAACTGCCATACCTTTAATGTACTTTTTACCGTCAACCATTATTCGAACCTGCGAATATTTGGATTCACCTAACGATAGATCTGTAACACCAGGTTTAAGTTCAACAAGACCATCTTTTTTAAGTCCACCATCTTCTTTATAGCGAATCATAAGTCTTTTGGAATCCATACTTTCAGGATAATGAAATTTTCGTTCAAAAGTTTCTCCATCATCTCGAGTAATGTAATCATCCAATGTATGAATTTTGTCTAACTTATATATATCACTATGTGGAGTTCCAGGAACACATAGTACTTTTTGGGTAGTCATTTGTCCTTTGTTTGTAACCTGTTCAAATCGACCACCATAAACTTCATATTTACCTTCAGCTTGAAGCATAAACAGTGCCTGATCCAATTTTTCTCGAGAAATGTTAAGCTCTCGTTCGACGCCTTTTCCGACGTCAAGCATCTTTTTTTCATCAACTTGTTTTTTCAAGAAATTCGCGGTCTCTCTGGCCTGCTTCATTTTAGATTCAGAATTTGGATTTAATAACGATCGAACTGACGATTCTCTAATACCCATTTTTTTGCCAATTTCGGTATTACTCAAACCTTCTTTTTCTTTAAGTCGTTTAGCGGTAGCAACCTGATCGGCTCTTCGTTCATCTTTTGCAATGGAATAAACTGTTCTGAAATCGGTCGAGTTATATCCTAAAGATTTTGCAATGGCGTTATCACCAGTCCACTTTTTGCCGTTCTCATCAGTATATGTGAAATTAGCTTTTCGCATTTCTTCCACACGACCAAGAAAATCACGACTATGTTGGTAAGGCTCTTCACCAGAACCCCATGGATATCGCCCCGATCGACGAGGCATACCATAATGCATCAACTCATCTGTGAGTGGTGGATTAGGTGTGTAAGACATAATTATCACTCCTCCTCATCATTGATCATTTCCATAAGTTCATTAAAATGTTTAATCTTATCCATTATAGGGAGAATATCCTCAGCAGTAGGTTTATGAACAAGAACTTCATCATTTTTATATACGCGTAACTCCATATTGATAGTGCCTGGTTTAACTTTATATTCCAAACAAAATAAAGCTGCATAGATCTCCAATTGCTCAATATGCTTATCAATGTTTCCGACACTACCTGTTTTTAAATCATGTATTCGTAAAGTATTTCTTCTAAAAGATATAGCATCAGCTGTACCAAAAAAATATTTAGAATAATACAATACAACTTCAGTATTCATTCTAAAACCTATAGCATCATTAACGTAAGCATATAAAGTTTTATTGGATCTTGGTTGCTTGATTCTTAAATCAATAGTCTGCTTAGCCCATTCATGAAGTTTTGTCCCTATTTCTGCAGCTTTTTTATTGTTGTAAACTTGGATCGCTTTTTCGTCGTCATATCTCAGCCAAGATGATTGACTAGCACTAAAGGGCGCATGAGATCCTTCAAGCTCGGAATGTTTTACAAAGTTCATTCAACACTTCCTCCTTATTCTCTGGGTATATAAATCGAGAAAATGACATTTTATCCATTTTATCAACATAATACTCCTGATTCGGTCTTTTAGGTGCATTCTTACTCCTTTTATTTTCGAGAGTAGCCCACTTATCTTTATACAAAATAAGTAAGTCTGGAATCCCTTGAATGTCTCCCGAATCTAATTTAGTTATTATACATCCGGGAAAAAGTTTTTTTAATTCTTTTTTTAAATTAGATTGAAAAATGCTTTCTTTCATTTTAGCAACCTCCTTTTTGTAAACATTCTCACAAAAATATCATGGACCCTACAGGACTCGAACCTGTGACTTTCCGGTTATGAGCCGGATGCTCTAACCAGCTGAGCTAAAGGTCCAAAATAAAAGAGAACAAGTTTCAAATGAACCAAAAATGGACATTTTACCTTTTCTCTCTATAAAAGAGTATGATATTTCCGCGATGCATGTTTTTTTCACACTAAACTAATTCAAAATGCATTCCTTTATGAGTTCGGCGTCTTCGATTATTATGAAGTACGTCATGAATCGCACCAGGACTACCTCCAATAGCATTAGCACATTCAGATATTGACGGGTATATCTCGTTAGTCTCGGTAACTTTGACTCTAATACCTGGACGACCTCTACGATTCATTAGATCATCAATGTCAACGTCGTCATCAAGTTTAACGATATGATAACCATGAACGGTATATAATCTATCAGACCCTCTAACAACTTTACCTAACCAACTAACGTTGACGTCTAAATAATCGGCACATGCCTGAATTGAATTAAATACTTCGCCGGTTTCTATAATTTTCACAAAAACTCCATCTCTTGTCATTCTAACACCTCCTTACAAAATATCAATAAATCAGATCACGTATATCGTAATGTAATGCATCAGCAATTTTAATAACATTTGTGATCTCGGCTTTCCTATTTTCGTTCACATAATTACTTATCGCATTTTCGGAAATCCCAGTCTTACGGGACAATTCTCTTTGACTGACACCTTCAGTTTCCATAGCCCAAAGTAAATTGCATGCGAATATATGCATCCATCGCTTATCAGTCATACACATACCTCCACAACTATTTTTTAAGTTTTGGTCAAAAACCCACTTTTTTTCGTTACTTTATATATTTTTTAATATTTTTTATTCATAATAATTAAAAATAAAAGTGGGAAAGTGGGCAAAAAGCCCGCAAACCCCCGAAAAATCGTTGTTTTTCCGTGCCCACTTCTCGTTTGAGAAACGGGCAAATGGCCATAAAAGCGGGTAAAATACCAATTTTTTATATAAAAAGAGCATGATTAATTCACACAAAACCCGCTTTTTCTGACCATACCCAAAAATATTTGACCAAAAAATGACCATTATTTTGATTATATTTCACTATGCTTTTTGTCTAAAAAATCAAGGTATGCATATTGGCCATCAGTTTTGTATGCGACCTTATTATCAGTAGTACGCCTTGGACAATAACTACTAACATAATCACTAGTGTGGCAGATGGTAACACATTGCTCACGCAGGTGACATGAATAACAATCGCCAGCCCCCTCCCCAAATGTCGTCTCAGCATCTTTTGCACTCCCTATACGAATATCACGATATACCAGTCTATCATTCTCGACAGACGTGTCAGATTTTTCATTTTTGTCACTTTCATCATCTGTACCGCCATAAATACCCAAAGCAGTATAGACCATAGCAATGCTGCGCTTATCGACGGTGTTGCAAATTCGATTAACAATAGTGTATAATCCAATATAAATAGCGCAAGCAAGTAAAATAATTTGTAAAGTTTCCATAATATTAATCCTCCATTTCTTAAACAAAAAATAAAGAGGCTCTGATAATTCAAAGCCCCCTTTAAGTACTAATAGACCATAAATTTATGAATTACAAATGTTTTATATCTATTGGTAAGCTCACTAACATACTTCTCAAAATCAAATCTGTTAATAATTTTTCGCGTTATATCTGATAGATTAGCTCCAAACATTAACCCATAATTGGTTATTCTAATGAGCAAAATATCATCTTTGATACATACGCTAACATCTCCTTTAACTTTTCTTTTGAGATTTTTAGTGAAACTATTTATAAATAATTCATACATTTCATCCATAAATATCACACTCCTTTCATTATAGGAGTTGTTTTATTCGCGTGTTTTTTCTTTTCGCTCCTTCCAATTAATAGGTCTATGTGAGTTTTCATTACACGGTGTAGATAAGCATTCATCACATGGATCGTCACCTTCTTTATAAGTTTCATATTGACAACGATGGCAATACAAATCGTATCTAACTTCTTTCATATCGGTATCCATTAGTCGTCACTTCCTTTCACTCTAAACATAAATGTCGATTTTTTCGGTGACTGTTCGTCTGTCATCATATGTTTTAACAAAATAGGTTTGATTTTTTCTACCATTTCGATTTGAGCCTGAAAAATCGCAAGCTGATCTGCGACTGGCCATGCTGTAGAATCGGCCTCAGTCAAATATTCCACATATTGATTTATTTCATTAAGCATTTCTTCCATTACTCGTCATCTCCTTTTTTAATATAAATAATATCCTCAGGTTTACATTCAATAGTATCAAAACCTAAACCGCAATTGTTACATTTGTATGTACGTTTGATAGATGGAATCCTTGTCATTTCCATTTTTATAACGCTACATACTCGTCCGCAAACGTCACATATCATTTTCTTTTTCCTCTCTTTCTATTTTTTTGGCTTCTTTACCCAAACGTTTTATCATATTAGGTGTTGTTTCATAATTTGAAAAAGGCTCAGGCTGCTGATATTGAGTCGACTGATCGTTTTTAGTATTATCATCGATTTTGTGTAAATAATCGACAATTTGTTTGCTTTTAATTAAAATGTCAGCAACACAATACAGTATGAATGAAAGAATTACCCCGAGATTAATAAGATTAATAAGAGTAATTAGAATTGGCTCCATATATCTTCCTCCTTTCTTATAATACACCGATTTGATATAAAATTTCTGTTAAACAAGCACCGAACCCAATCGAGCTTATCAACCAGGCAACAATAAATTTGTTTATGTGTCGTACGTCATCTCCCATAGTAATAATGTTGATGGCTATGCTGAGAATAGCCGTTGCTACGAGCACAATAACAGTGACAACAATAGCCACACATAAATATGTGAAAAAACTAATATTCATTTTAATTATCTCCTTTCTTTTTCTTACAATTAAAATCATTCGGACTATGTTTTTCCGAAAAATATGCACAATAATTGCAAACATTTACCCAACGAATTTTCTTGTTGCAAAAACCGTTGGCATTAATAGCTAAACCTGAAAATATTTTTTCTGCTGTATTTTCGATCGGAACATAATACCTGCAGTCCTTACAGAGACAATTATGATTCGATGATTTAGATTTATCATCGTTACTGGACCTATCAAATACCTTAACAAAACCATCAGCTTGTCGTAAGTTAGCCAAAGCGTCAATTTCGATAATGTCTTGAATGGTCTTTTCGTCATATTTATCATCAGGATCCAAAACATAACCTTCGATTTTAAATACTCTCAAAGTATCAATCCTCCTTAACAAAATTCATTTCCATTTTAATAACGCTGCATACTCATCCGCAAACGTCACATATCATTTGTCTTCACCCCTCTCATCATTTCCGTTCTCTGTCATGCGCTTCTCGAGAGCTTCTCCTAGATCAAGATGTCTATGGTTCCAATCTAATGAAATTTCAATTGTTCTATTTTTTGGCCCGGTATTCTGTGCAATCTTTTCTAAAGCCGTAGCAATACGCTTCAGTGTTCGAAGCATTTCTTTATCGTGATTATCTCTTCCTGCCATTATTTATTCTCCTTTCTTATTTATTTACAATTTTAACAGGATAGCCCAAGATGTTTTCGATCTCTTTTAAAGACAATTCTTGTGTTTCTTTTTGGGAAGCCAAATCCGACTCTCGCTGATAAATATCAAGGGATCCACCACAAAGCTGCTTATCAACAAAATAAACCGCCAAAGTTTCAAGAGCAGCTACAGCGGCCTCTTCACTGACTTCATCACATTTTTCGATAGCGTGAATCTTTTCAACAAGGTTCGGACAATCTTCTATACATAATCTTGGTCCAAATATCAAGTATAATGGCTTACGCATTACATCGTATGACTGCTCTTCATAATCAGTATCAACTAAATCAACTTTAAGTATTTTACTCATATTAAATTACCTCCTTAATTTTCACCATTGAATACGGCGTTATCATAATTACTACTACTTACAATACCTTTCCTTGGAACTAATTGTCCGTATAAATTTACCATCTCTTCCTTCTCATCAGCCGCGATCTTATTCATCTTTTCAACAAATTCAGGATGCGCTTTACCGTACTCAACAGTGTCATATACCTTAAATCCAATGATCAACTCCGAATATGGTAAACTTTCAATCCAATCACAGAATCCCCACTTACCAGAAGAAAAATCTTTATTTCTAAATTTATGTTCTTCTGGGGTTTCGTGAACTTTCCATTCATCCAGTTTGTGGTCCTTACGGGACTTATAGATGTTTGTCAGCACCTCATAGTTTAACATAACATTACGAGTCTGATTATAACTGCTCGGTAGAAGCTGAATAAGCTGCCACCAAATATCCTTGTCTTTAGCGTCATAATGTTCACCTTTATAATTGCCACCTTCTAAATACAAAGTTCTAGCTGTATTTAAAATATCAATCATTTCCCATAAAGTGCTTGTCCCGATACGGTTAAGATGTTCGCAAGAGAAATCCTTCATCGTAAATTCTTTCTCTGTAATCTTATGCATAGTACTGCAAGAGTTTGTAACTGTACCAACTTTATAAGTATCAAATTCTTTCCCATTAATGGACTATCTTTTACTATTGTTTATATTACTGCGTGAAAAATTACTTTTTAACGGTTTCAACAACCCGTTCGACCGTTTCAAATACGTATTTACATTTACGACAATAATAATTTCGTTTTATCTCAGTACCAGACTTATTTATCTTTTGATGATATGAACGTGCATTGCTATTGCATTTTGGACATCGCATGTAAATATCACATCCTTTCTATAAAATATAAATCCACCATATTTTTTAAACACACACAATAACATAAACAATAGGACACCATTTCGGTTTTCATGGGCTTCGTTTCCTAAAACCCAGCTACGTATCAATAGCAGCCCTACTTCCCCGCCCAGAAGGCATAGGGAATAGCCTCTACAGGTTCATTTCAAAAATATAAAAAGAAAGAGGGTCTTATAATAAACCCTCAATCGTTGATGCAAATGATTCGATCATAGAATTATCTAATATTTTACCAACCCCGACAAAATATATTTTATGAATCATGATTGTTTTACGTCCTATATAGCTATATATAATACGTTTGGAATCCAATAATTCTATAAAATCATTCCATTTTTCTGGCTTTACTTTTATATAGATATATTCCATATCCATCACTCTCCTTTCATAAAGGAGTATGATTTTTTCGCGATTATTTTTGAAATGTTTCCCACGGGATTCCAATAGGTGGTTCCCCGTTAGCCACGCTTGAAAATATAAAAGAGAAAAGACCTGGCATATTTCAACCAAGTCTTTAATCTTCATTTCTTAAAATACCAGTGATCAAGTTTTGGTATCCAATCGATTATTCCGAATAATCACTCCTTTCATAAAGGAGCATGTTTATTTCGCGTGACCCCTAGCGATAACTAGGAAAAGTGTTTCATTGGCAGAAAGAACTACCAATACAAAGGAGCTGTAACCCTCACGTAAACAGGTATCATTCGCATGAATTTTCGATGATCTGTACCCGCTTTAGATAAGCGCTGCATGAGTGATTGGTCGTTTTCTCCAAGTTTCCATTTAATAGGTTCAATATATCCATCATACTTATCTGGACAATATAATCCACTATCACTCTTCTCCCATGAATTCATAGGATTCCGCATCCCTTCAATAATAAACTCCATTTGTTCCGGACTTGCCAGAACTACATGTTCTAATTTAATCATTGTTTGATTCCTCCTTATTCTCAAGCTCTTTGATTTTCTGATTTAACTTGTAACATATTTTCTCCCAGCTATTATTTCCATTTATACAAAATTTATACCATTTGTCATTGAGTTTCAGATATTCTCTGTGCCATGACTCATTAATATAGAAAGCTATGCCAGCCATTACAAGACAGCAAATGATGAGAAAAATGTCAAACGCAGTCATATTAATCCACTTCCTTTCTTATGCATGTATAATTCCTCAGCAAAAAGAACTCTTCGTATAATACAAATAGGTATTAACGGATATTTCTTTTTAATAAGTCTCATACAATCTAAAGTATCGTATATCGGTTTGTTACTCATATCTTATTGCACATGAGTGAATATCTTTCATTTAATCACTACTTTCGTTAAATAATAGCTTCATTAAAAAATATAATCTCATGATCGCATTGTGGACAATCCATTGCTTTTTTAATTGGGTTTTTTTGCGGTTATTTATTTTCCGTTTAGTTCCGTGCTTAATAATTTCAATCATATTATTTTACCTCCTTTTGTTATGGAACTGCTGTTGCAATCTTCTATATTCTTTACTTTTTTGTAACTTGATGCGTGCTCTAGAATCATCAAAGTTTACTTTTATAATCGGACATTTCTTACCAGATCCATTATGAATAGGAACGCATTCAATAATGTCCCCGTCAAAGTCAACATTACATCCTTCTATAAAAATGGCCATAACTAAACTCCCCTTTCATTGTTTAATAATTTCAATCATAATCGTCACCTAACACCTTCCCTGTTCCATTACAAGTGCTACATTCTCTTGCTTGACCCATATAAATATAGAGTCCTTTTCCTTGGCAACTCGGACATATCTTAAAATTAGGTTTTTCGATAACCGAGGCGAATTCATTTTCGATAAAATCAATAATGCCCTCGATCAAAGTGTCGTTTGGAATGTCATGTAACTCTTCTTTAGAAACATATCGTCGACACGCATAGCCGGCTTTTTGGAAAGTAAATATAAGCCGATTATTAAAAATGTGAATGTCGTATTCTATGAGCATTCTTATACCGTTTTTTTCGCAAAACTCAAATAATTCTTTCATTCAGTGTACCCTCCTAAATATTCGTTTAAAATTTCATCAGAATCAATTTCTGATATATCAAATACAACATCACCAGGCTTTTCGACCAATGTAAATGGATTTAGTGTTGTCTCTTTTTTAAAATATTCTTTTTCTTTAGTCTCTTTTGCTTCGATAGCTTTTTCTTTTGATGTAAATACTCCAAATAGTACTATTTTAGAGCCATAACCCTCAAACCAAACATCTCCATATACGACATATAGTTTCATTCAATTGCCTCCTAACTTATTGATTCTACCATCTTTTATTTCAACATCATAACCACATAATTTTGCAACAATGTTATTTGTGGTTTTTCTTCCTCGGGCTGTACATACTGGAATTCCGTTAACACAAATGACATTTACATTCTTACTCATGTATTGTGGAACTCTATGTATGGTTATGTTTTTCATATCACATCCCTCCATTCAGCGCTTTATGAATCAGATCATGAGTGTAGTTATCCAGTTTAATTTTCATTTGTGTTTCTGGATAATCGCCATACACTATGTCGGTTACCTCCTTTTCGATTCGATCTTCATTTTCACCATGAACTATACAAAAATCTGTTAAGACAGTCATCGTGTCCTTAACTAATTGCTTTTTTGATAATTTAGGTCTACATCCTGGTTTCATATATCTTATTCTCCTTTCAAAAATATAAAAGAAAAAGACCCAACGTAATTTCTACGCTGAGTCTTAGACTTAAGATTCTACCGTGATAGTAAAAACGGTCTCTTTATTCCTACGTTTAGCGGTGACCCTTGGTCGTCTGCCCTCCATTTTTGTAATTTCGGTTACGATTCTGTCAACTGCGTCAACATCACTATGTAAGATTTTAACCATACATATCACTCCTTTCTGTTTTATTCTCATAGAAGGACATGTTTTTTTCGCGAAAAGAAAAAGACCCAACGTAATTTACGCTGAGTCTTAAACTTTAAGATTCGTCCTTATGATAATTCGCATATGACATATGTTGCCGTGATGCCCTTCTTGTGTTGGATTCGTTTAGGGTTTTTATATTTAAATACCACACGCCAAATCCTCCAACTTCAAGACCGAATATAAACATCACCAAACTTGATAAAATACGTTTTGCGATTTTCATAGCGATCACACTCCTTTCATTATAGGATATGTTTTATTCGCGAGGATCAGAATAATCTTCTACAGTAAAACCAAAGCACCATTTAAACATTTTTTTCTGTAACCAATTAAAATGCTGATCTGTAAATATGGTAACCACATGTGTATCTTTTCCGATAGTTATGCGACTACCATTATCAATTCTAGATATAGTAGAAATTAGGGATGTTTCATTCATTGAATCCATCAGCAAATCTCCTTTCGTTAAATTTTTTCTTTTCTAATAGAGCTTTAGTTATAGCCAAATCAATTCCGCTTCTTGATTTAAGATGATAATAATATAAATCGGTATATGGTGTATTCAACCTGTCTATTCTGCCTTCGGCCTGAGCCATAACTTTGTAACTATAATTCTGTGAAAAGAATATAATCGTATCCGTCTTAATACAATTCCAGCCTTCACAACCAGCAGTGTATTGAACCAAATACACCCATCTATCACTATCTGGTACTGGTTGGTGAGCGTGACCGGTCCATTCCGCAACCTCATAATCCATAAACTCGTTCGTAGTCGAACTATCATCTTGACTGAATAAATGCAGCAACATGTCTCGTTCGTAGTCGAAGTTGTAGAATATAATAGCACGAGGGGTCTTCTCTAAAATTTCCATTAATGCTACAACTCTCGATTCCTCCTCATTCACAATTCTTCTTAAGACATAACAAAGACCTGCTGCCTGTTGAATAGGCTCATCTTTATATGGATCCCATCGAGTTTTTATTACTTCTTTATATTTAGCTATATCGTAATCAACATAAATATCGTTATGATGAGGGGTGGTATTTCTATGAAAATCCATATCAACCAATATTCGATTTCGCAGCCTGATAAGTCGTCCAGTATTTAGATATCGATCCACTTGTGGCCATTTGGTATATCGAGAATACACAATATGTTCTCTACAAAATTCTGTCTTATTTTTATAGAAACCATTCGCTAAAAACACTGGAATATAATCAGACCATGTGTCTCCTGGTGTAGCAGATAGAATGATCCATTTGTTATTTTTAGCTATTTGCATAAAAGCCTTGACCCAAGCTCCTGATCCAGTAACACGATCTTCATCGAATATAAAGAACGCATTTGCGACATCAGTATATTTCTTTATATTATTCCATGAATCGATTACTACTTTGTTGCCATGAAGTTTATTTATTTTTGGATCTGTGGATAAAGCAAAGTTAGCTAGTTCACCTTCCCATTCTAAAGAATCCCGCTTCATGGCTGTGGTTATAATGTAAAGATCTTGTGGATTTTTCATAGGCACATAATCAGGCATCATAGAACCACCATTCTCTTTAAAGTAGTAATAAAGACCTGTTCGACTCTTACCCGATCCTACACCACCGTTTAAGATACATCCATTTCTCATCTTTTCTACGACATCAATTTGATAGTCCCTAAGGAAAGGTTGTTTTTTAGTCACCTTCCATCATCTCACCTTCCTCCGTAATCACTAAGTCGAAGTTATCCGGTGCAACTATAACATCACAATAATAAGGCACCACAACCACTCCTTCCTTTTGTTGCTGTAAAAATGAATTTCTAAGAGCTTCCAATCCTTTAGCAGATAAACATAAATTACTTTTTATAATTATTACATTATCAGATTTTTCCATAGTTATATTCAACTCCTTTCTCATCTTTTTACGGCGTCTATAATGATTTACTTATCGGCTCTCTGCCAATTTGGTCTATTGCCGTCAATAAGACATGAGTGACAAGGTTCTACGTAAGAAGAAAACACAAAATATTTACAACTCGAACATACTTTTTCCACTGGGTCTTTCCATTTGGCTTCTTCTACAGGTAACCACTTCTTAAACTCGTTATAATAGTTACCATGATTTCCAAAATATTTCTTGGCAATAGCCATAGCTAAACCTTTCTCCGGATCAAACTTTTCGTTTTGCACTTTCACGACGGTTTTAGTTCCATCATTCCAGAACACAATGGTGGCAGGATCGTTAAATATAACACTTTCAATATATTTTTGCTCGAGTTTGTACATTTTATTATATAATGTTTTTATTGTTTCTTCTATATCATTCGCAGCATATTCAAGAGTTTTGCTGTGCGAATTGAGACCATACACGCTATTCATAGCAACCTTGAGTGCTTCAGACGATTTAAGCATATCGTTGCGCAAATCGTACGTAGAATTTCTAAGCGTTTTTCTGTACAAAATTATTCTCCTTTCAATATCCATTTTACTAATTCATCTTTGCAATTCGGACAAAGATCAAATTGTTTACATATGTCATGAGTATTGTTTTTATGATGAAATATAAATGCCATAGCATTAGTATTTTCAACATTACAACTGTTGTTATCTTCATTGTATCTGTCATAGAATACTCCACACCTATCACATTTTCTCGCTAATGCCATATTAATTCTCCTTTCGATCTTAAGCAATAAGTAAAAAATCTTTCCTCGGAGGGCCCAGTTACTTTTAGCTTCTTCTTAAATATCTAATCAGGATCCAAATCAACCACAATCCCCCGGTTAAGAATGTCATAATAAAGTCAAATACCAATCCTAATGTTCCACGTTTTTTCATGATACATTCTCCTTTCTAAATGTCAAAAAATGCAACACTTGTTCCGACACGTTTAGCAAAAACAATCTCATAAGTAGTTCCTTCTCCAATAGAACCGTCATCTCTCGGAATAACAATCACCTGATCCGCTTTTTCTATCTTGTCAAAGCAGTCCTCCACCAATTTTCTAAATGGTGTTTCTGGTTGTTTTTTAACATAATCTACATGGTGTCCGAGAGACATATAATGTTCAGCTATTTCTTTAATCTTTTTGCCACGGGATAAAGAACCTATTACATAGATATTAAGCATTACATTCTCCTTCTTTTTCTTTTAAATTTTCTATATTTTCTACTATACTTTCTTAATACTAAATCCAGCATAATAGAATTAATTTGTTCCGTAGATTCTGGCACGTTAGTTAAACAATGATAGTCCTCTTTGTCATCCACTAAAGTTTTAAATATCAAATCCAGAGCAAACTGCGCATCGATAGGTGGATCACACAATTCGAAGTCTTTGTCAGCGTACCAATTGTCTATCTTTTCCTGAAAACCTTCAAAAGAAATATTATCATTCCATATCATCTCATTCTCTCACCACAATATCAATTACATCATTTAAAGATGTTAGTCGTTTAGAACCTTTAGACAGTAAATAGTTATTTACTTCTGATCCGTAAGCATAATGATAATTCGGTCGTCTTCCTAGATAACAACTTTCATTTTTAGGTCTTATGATTATAAGGTGGTTATTTGTAAAAATGTCCTTGGAAAATGATGATTTACGTTGTTTATTCAACATTGTTGAAGGAATATTTTTTGTTAAATAACGTAACCATTCATCACACTGTCCATCGTTTCTGGCAATTAATAATATTTTCTCCATAAGTATCATTCTCCTTTCTATTCAAACACTACTTGTTCAACATCTCCACCTTGAACTGTTATGGACTGCATGAGCTTTCCGGTTTCTGGATCATAGAATAAAGTGTCCAGAATATGATCGATATCTTCCTGAATATCGGGATTAGTTATCCTCATAACTTCATACTGTTCGAGGCCGACTCGATTTCTTAATTTCTGCAATACTGTAGCAGACCAGCGTCTAAATTTACGTGCTTCAAGGCGTCTACTAGCAAATAATGCTTCATAGATTCCAATTTCATTGACTGCAAGCATGTCCTGTGTTTTTCTAGCTCTTGATCTGACCTCCTTTGAAAGGTGGTCACATATATCAACTCTAACCCTCTCCAGCATATCAGGATCGAGTCTGCTAGCTACCTTATCAGTTCTTAAGTCTAAAGCATCACAAATATCCTTAAGGATTGCATACCATTCTCCATCTACTTCTACAAAGCGAATATTATATCCGCACCAACTTTCTGTTCTCATAGTTATTCTCCTTTCAAAAATATAAAAGAAAAAGACCCAACGTGTTTTACGCTGAGTCTTAAACTTTTAGTTTTGTTTTAACTTCTTGTTGATGTTACGTTTTACAAGTTTAGCTTTGGCAGCGATAGCTTCTCGAACTTCCGGAATGGACATCCCAGCTACCGCAATTGTCGCTGCGGGAACAATAATTTGCCCAATCCAAAGTCGAACCTCTCTTGCTGCTTCGATATGCTTGTATTTTATCATATCCATCACTCCTTTCACTAAAGGAGTTGTTTTATTCGCGAGCCTCATCCTCGATACAATCAGCGGCAAATCTGTCGAGTTCCTGGATAACTTCCATTCCCTGCAAATATGCTGTACGACCAGTCTTGTCATTGACTTCCCAATCATATGGACGAATATCTAAATTCACACAAGCAATATCGATATTATCAAGCATGGAAATAGAACCTTCATCGAGTTTAACTTTTCTACGTCCGGATACCAAATATACATTAGGACCTCTGTCGTTGAATTTGACCTTTACTGGCAAGAACATGAATGGAGAATCGTCTTCGTCTCTAGGTGGTTTAACTTTAACATTCCAACCTTCCTTAGCCAAAGCATCAGCAATTTTCTCTTCCGGAATAACCAAAGCGAAATTACGGTCTCCTTCACGATTGTATTTTGATCCTTCTCCACTGAAGTTTCTATAAATAATTCTAGCGTCGTTAATCTGTAAAATACCTCTTGGTGCAAATGTTAATTCCATAATTTAATCTCCTTTTCTTTAAATAATTTTTTAATAGTTATTGTGGATTTTGTACAAATATGTTCCATAATCTGCTATCCACATCAGTTATAGGGTAACTCATCTTCCTCATTGTCTGGATAAAGCCAGGCCTCTCTTTTTGAAATATAAGGATCATCAGATACAAACCATTCGAAGTCACCATACTTAGATATAACTTCCACTGCGTCATCAATAAGTTTGTTATAGAAAGAACGATCAATATCTCCTCTCTTACCTAATGAATACACCATATCTGATTCAAGCCATCGATAACCAGTTGAGCCAGACGCTGCATAGTTTTTGTTATCTTTTACACGATATAAAATTCCACCGCCACATCCAGGTTTAATTGGACAGAATTGACCCACTTTACCTACGAATTGCAAGGCGTGACCCTCTTTGATTTTATCAACTAAATCTAATGAAGCAGGTTCAAAAGTGGTATCTGAGATTTTTCCTTTCTTATAATCAGTCTCAAGCTTATCGAGCTCTTTTTCATATTGACTTACATCTGGCAAATTCTCATTCATATCCAAATATAACTCGCCCTTCGAAACAGCAAATGTTTCACACATATCAGTGAAAGTAATTTCTTCATGACTAAATAATGTCTTAAATAAATATGGTACCGCAAACTGCTTACCTGTTGCTGTCCACTGACCTCCGTGATCGACGTTATCTCCCGGAACATACCCATACATTGTCTCACATTCGGCATCTGTCTTATACTTAGCGATATAAACCGCATCATTCACAAGGCACATTCTGTCGTATGTAGCCTCGTGTTCGAAAGTATAACCGTATCGTTCACCGAAATCCATAACAAATTTAATGATTTTAGGGGTGGCATCCGGAATCTTTATCGAGTCTGTTTTAATGTGAGCAACAGTAAATCCTCGTTTTTGAACTTCATGTTTGAGATCAATCATAAATAAAGCTCCACGTTTAGCGACAATGTTGTCTTTGTTACGAACATCTCTAAATGCATTAACAAAGTTTGCTGATGTTAAACCATATACAGAGTTGATAGCTGTCTTCAATGCATTAGCTAAATCCTTAGCTGTCATTTCACCATCGATAACTTTCTGAATATGTTTCGTGAGCTTACCATCCAACATATGGTTAACCTCATCCCAGGCTTTATGTTTTATGGATACACGACCTTCGACAATATCACGGAAAGCCTTAGTGAATTTGACTCCAAATAATACCTCAGCAATAGCGCTATGAGGATGCATGGACGCAATATCAAGCAATGCTACATCACCATACATACCTGGTTCGGAATAAACATATCCACCTTCGCCAACGTCTTCTCCTCTATAAGTTGATTTACCATTCTCATATTTGTAACCAGGAAAATATGGCAAGAGCGAACCGTCCTCACCATGAGTTTGCTCCATCATCTTAGGACAAGCCTCAGCTAAGAATTCATAAGTTCCCTCGTCTAAGTCATGTACTGGCTCAGCGAGGTTTCGATAATTAAACTCGCTTTGAGGTTTTCTTTCATTACCAAATATAATTCTGGTTGTAAGCGTGTTAGTGGTGTCATTAACTGTTAATCCAGCTAAATCGGCTAGAATTTGTCTGGCTGTCCAGTCTGCAGATAAATATTCGAATCCCGCTTCTGTTGAGATAACATCATTGTCACAATATTCAGCAACCTTAAGCCATAATTCTTCAGGAACAGGTTTATCCCAAGGTAAACCTAACTCTTGATGCTTAATTTTCAATAACATTTCTCTAAGATCGTCATCCATCTTGGAATTTGGATCTTTGGCTTTATTGGACATCTCGATCTCAAGCTTCTTCAAACTTTTCTTATTTCCAGCAGAAGCAAAATCGTACACATCTGTATACGACAAATTATAAGCCTCACCGAACAAACCGTCATTACCAGATCCCTTCTGAGCAGATATAATCTTCTGTGATAAGTTATATAATTGTTCGTTCGTATAACCCATCAATCTAGCATACATTATATGGTTATCATATCGCCTACAGTTGAAGCCAACCAAATTATACCGAAGCAGCTCCTCAATATCTGAAGGACTCGGGTTTATCATTCTGACTACTGGATTATCCTTACCTCGTTTTTTCCAGTTTACTAAGAATAAGTTAGGGAATACTTCAACATCATAAAAGATGAGGTCTGAGTTAGGATCTACATTACCCAGAGATGTCTCCTCAGATTTAAAATGCATTTTATTAACCAATTTGATACAATAATCTGCTTGGTTATTGCTGTTTGCTGCGAATGCGATCACTGCATTTCGCATATCACTTACATCGTAGTGCAAACCACCTTCATATGCGTCATTTAAAATTTTGAATATGAAATCCACATTTGGTTTAGTAGCTGAGTGAACCTCTTTTCGTAGACATTTTTCAATAGTCGTACGTAAACCTTTCTCAGTTTGCACTACATCTTTATTCACCATTTTTTTCTCTCCTTTCGTAGGTAATCCAGAGCTAATAGTCGCAATTGGTAAATTATTACATTTAACCAACTTACGTCTTAATGATGCGTTACCCGTGAAAACCTTTATTTCAATATCTTCGTCATAAATACGACTGAGATTTTCAGCATCTCCACTATAAATATAATGTAGATGTATACCCGAACCACTTTTACTCAGTTCGGCGTAGGTCTCTGGCCATTTACTAGCCGCCTCCAAATTTTTCTCGAATGACTTCTTACCGTCATCACCTTTAATATCAAAATCAATAACAATATGATTCAAAGGAGGTTTGACATAATGAAGCCTAGCGGTATCAAGATCTTTTAGTCTAGTAGCACATGCATCCCATTTTGCAATTGGATACCCGTTTGTACTAGCATACTGAGCTGGGTAATCACTAAGGACGTCGTCAAGAATACTCTTTTGCTTTTTGAACTCTATGAGTTTTGGTTTGTTTTTGTCATTTTTTACCTCCGGATTTTTTTCGGTTTCGAAAATATCAGTACGAAATCTACTATAGTAACTTCGAACTCTAGTTCCATCATCAAAATTAAACCGCTCATTGAAATCCCAAAAATAGTTTTTGAGTTCTTCTTTGAAATTTCTTTGTGAATACGGATATGGAACTTTTGCCTCATCACAGTAATTCTTATACATTTCCCAAGCAGCTTTCAGAGTTGTTCCATCTTCTTTTTTGAAAACACTGTAGGAGTCGATAATGAAGTTATAAAAATCGTTCGAAGCCCCCATCATTGCCGTAGGTATATAATCGTCATACCGTCCAGGATCGGATAAATACACCTTATGACAATGATCAGCTATTGCTCCAAGTTCAAACTTTATGGAATTCATAATATCTTTGTACTGTTTACCGGGCAATTTATTTCCGGTTGGACTAACGTCAATCAATCTTCGAATAAGACCTGATTTACCGTCAGTGATTCGAACAGGCTTATTTGTACCCATTAATAGAAATGCGTTGAACCTATTCGAATATGTTGACTTAAACTTTTCGTTAACTGTCATAAGCTCATGTGATACCAAACTATTAAGTCTAGTATTATCTTCAATTCGCGATAAATCGCCATCGTGCTGAATAGCAACGAGTGGATTTGATTTGAATGCTTCGAGTGCAAATGAATTACTGCTTGATCCTAATGCCTTAGCGTCAAAAACCGAATAATAACCCTCAAACAATTGTTGAATGATGTTCAATACAGTCGATTTACCCGTTCCTGCTGAGCCATAAAACACCATAAATTTTTGAATGTTTTTCGAATCGCCCTCAACGATCGACCCGATACACCATTCAATTTTCTGCCGCTCTTCCTCAGAATACAATGTTGACATAAGCTTATCGTAAGCTGAAATATCACCCGACTCAAGAGGGTACGGTAACTTTTTACTGGCATAATCATCTTTCTTTGTTTCGGTATTCGAAAATATAAGGCGCTCATCGAGCGGATGAAAATTATCACGCATCTGCTTTTGACAATATTTGTGCCAGGAATCGATAGTGCCAGATTCGGCATTTCGCATATAAAGAACATTGATATAGTCTGTGCTTTTCTCTCGGTATTCGTCAGCATATTTCTTAAGCTCACGATCTACCAATCGAATTACATCCTGCTCATTCGTAGACCATAATCCACGCTCCTCTATCCAAACTGCATAAAAGTCGCCGCCTCGAATCATAAGATCTTGACTCTCGTTATTGATGATAAAACTTGGATAAATATCAATAGTGCCTCGCTTTTTCGAGGTTGTTGAAATATTAAAGAAATCCATTACATTTCATATCCCCCTTTCTTCGGTTTATTTACAAAATACTATCCAGATACCAGCATAGTTGAGTCCAAATTTCCACGGTTCTGAGATCTTCATCGCAGTTTCGTATACGAAATAATCCACCATCACCATCTGGACTATATTCTCTGTTTAAGAATTTGTCAACAACCTTTTTGACATAATGCCTATCAAATCTGGAATCGTACATATCCCCGAGTCCAAGATTTGTGATCATTGTCCAGAACCACTGTTGAGTTCGATTACCAATTTTAGGATCATCCATAATAGTGTTTTCACATCGTTTTGCAAGGGCGATCATCATCTCCAATACGCTACATGGAGCATCATCCAAACATTGGAGAATTTCATCTTCATCGTATTCGGTACACACACCTGCAAATTGGTACCTTAGAGAAATTCCATCAGCAGCTCTATTTTTATCCAAATCACAAATATAAACGAATTCTGTATCATGCAGAAGCATTAACAATTTTTGATAGGAAAACGGTTTTCGATATCGACCGATTGATACTAAAGAGTCGAGCCAGTTAAAATATAAATTCGATATCTTATTATACATTATTCCTCCTGGTCAACCAGATCCTTATAATTGGTGTCAACTTTAAGGATCTCATAATCTGTCTTTGTTTCGTCATTTCGGACATAAACAACATCTGTATTCGATTCTTTGAACTCATTAAGGCATTCGTAACCAACCGAATTCTCAATATTATCGATCAACACATTGTTTTCGTCAGTGAGATAATCATCTTCGTGGTATAACATACTATCCACGCTGTAATCCTCAATCATACCAAAATCGTTCTGATCGATAATGTATGGAGAAGTACCTGGCTGTTTTTCTGTGTTATCTTCTTTTGGTTCTGATAAATAACCCAAGCCATGAGAGATAGCTGAATAGTCGACATAGTTGGCTTTCTTAATCTCTTTGATACTTGTTGTACTTATTGCTTTTGGTTTTGACTCTTCAGTTTCCGGTTTTTCGGTTTCTGCTTCATCAACGTCCTCTTCTACGCCTTTATCAGGAAAATCTTCCATCTTAACTCTTAAATGCTCCTTAACAGATTCGATCTCCTCGTCTGCAATTCGTTTATATTTCTTCTCTACGAATTTCCAAGTTGCTACCGAGCCAACAATAGCGCCGGCTGCAAAAAATAAAATTTTACTTAATCCATTATTCATTTTTGTTCTCCTTTCATTATTTATAGACCCTTATTTTTTTAACTGGACTGTTCCATTTTTCATTACAATATGAAATATCACCCATTTTGTTAGCTTCATGTTTTAAAGCATTAGGGTCTATAATGAATTCCGACAAACATCCATTATGTCTAGTTACAATATTTTGACTATCGGTATCCTTATCCGATTTTTGATCAGACAATATACAGGGAATTATCGTTCCATTTTTGAGAATAAGATCAAATAAGGTCCCAACCCTTCTCGCAAAATGCGAGCCTATAGCTACACAATAACGACCGTTTATTTGACGTATTCCGTACTTTCCAGTAACTGCTTTTTGTCTCTGTAGTTTATACTGAGGTGAGCTAGTCGAAGTTATGCATTTATATGACATATAACTTTTGAAACCGGAAGTATTAGGAACGACATAATCTCTGTAAGTACATTTTTTTTTCGAAATATACTTCTTACATATATACGCATTTTCACCTTTGAATTTTATTTCAACCCATTCATCGTCATGCTTAATGTATTTAATTTTTTTATTAAACGAATATGTTTCTAAAATATCAGAAACAACATTTGGTTCTCGTCTAACATTGACCGATGTCTTTGTCCACCCTATGGAGCATTTTACTCGTTTCTTTTTTACCACTTTTTCATGTCTTATAATTTGTTTTTTCTTAATCGGTAATTTTACCTGTGGAATTATGGGAAAATCAACGCCCTTTTCAATACCTATTTTAGGCATATCTATCTCGTTAGCACAAACACCGACTACAGAAATATAAGAAGTTAATGCTCCAATAGCGAATATCCTCGGTATTTTTTTTAGTATCATAGAACCTCCTTTTGATTCTCTTTAATACTTATTCCAGAAATCAAATAAATCTCGCATAGGATTTCCAGAATAAGAATTATCGAGTCCGGCCATTCAGATGTATTCGAGAATTGGACCATCAACATTAAAGTCGAGAATGATTGAACGTTCGTAGCCGTTTACGAAATCCCGATTTTTAGGGCAATTAACATTGAAAATATTGAAATCAACGAAATTGTCGCCAACTGGATTTTTCTCATCATAAATCCATCCAACCACGTTACCGGCTTTAGTTCTTTGAAAACCGAGAAGATCGTATACTTCATTCAAAAACAAATGGCCGCGACTTTTCAATAAGTCATCCGCATAGTTTTCCTGAGCCTTAAGGAACATCAGGTTGTATTCTGCATCTTTACACCAGCCAGTACATCCGTCATCGAAGATGCGTGCGTAATCACTGTATGAGTTAGGATCTGTGATTCCGTCAACAGTTTTCTTTACTTCTTTTTCATTACCTTTTTTATCAGTTACTTTTTCAACTGTTTCTCTTGGTTTAATGTCATAACGAAGTTCATGATCTACATCAGCACCAAATCTTTCAACGACCCTCTTACGATAATCTTTAAATCCTTTATCGATAGCAGTGTAAGCAGCGGCGAGAGCCAAACTTCTCTTACGAAGAATATTGTGACCAACGAGAATACTTGTCAATGATAACACACCAACTGCGATAGACGTTCCATACAATTTTGCCATTTTGACACCGGTTTGAGTATATACAATAAAAGTATCTTTCTTAACATCTTCGATTGTGTAAATACTACCGTCCTCGCATTTCAGTTCTTCTCCGGATTCGACTTTGTTTTTAGATTCACGGATCAATTCCAGATCTTCTTTTGCCTCATCCAAAATAGTTCCAACTTTAGTAGTGGCTCTACAAGCTAATACGGTTGTAGCTACCGTTCCAACAGCGCCGGCTGCGACCAGAATTTCTGGACTATGTTTTTTCAATTTAAGAACAGTACGATAAAATACTTTAGTTGCTCCTTTTGTTAAATTTTCAAATTTCATTTTATTACCTCCTAATAATTATTGTCACGGTATGCCTCAATCTCTTTGATAGACATACCTTCAATACCTGCTGACTCACTCGAATCTGTATGTTTAAAATATTCACCTTTAGCAGGCCACATGTATCTAAACATTGCGTAATTAGCCAAATCGGCTAAATATTCGGTGTTACCAGTCTCTTCAAATTTAGCGAGACATTTCTTCATACAACCTACCGCATCAACATTTCCGGTTGCGAAATTACGGGATGCTTTTCCGTATTTGAAATGACTCTGTGTGACTAAAGCCTTACGAATCTCGTCGAACTTGAGACTGTAGTCCTCTTTTATGATTTTGTCTAAATCCATTTTGAAATCCTCCTTAAATTGGTTTTGCTCTAGGTAATCTGAGAACATATCCTCCGCCTCGAACACGATCGACCGAAGCGGAACTTAGATTATCCCATCCGTATTTTTGATCAGTGAAGTTACGCGAAACGCCGACCAAATCGTATAAATCGGCTACCGAAGCGACATCAAATTCGTCAATGATAGCAATCAATTGATCTAATACTTCATCAGCCTCGCCTCTTGTATCTAAGATAATATCATCGTACGTATAATTCACGTTATACCGACGTCTTTCATTACTTTTCGATCGGCGCTTATCAGATGAAAAACGATCATATGATATATAAGGAATACTACTCGAACTTTCTCTCTTTTTTGATCTTATTTCACCATATAGAGCCATGTCCACAATGTCTGAAATTGCTTTCTTGGCTGCTGGAATAAATACCTCAGTGAAAATATATGTTTTCATACTACCGACGTCTTCGGATAATAAATTATCCCTAATCTTACTCAATCCACTCTTTTTTCGAACTTTTCCAGAAGCTACTTTTTCGATCTTTTTTTCTTCTGGCTTCTCGCTTTTTGATCTATGCGAGTTTGATTTATAATCCATCGTCACTATATCACCTCCTTTAATTTGTTATTATTGGGATAGCTGGCTTAACATCTCCTGTAAGTCTAACTTTAGCGGTCCTTGCTCGGCCAGTCTGTTTTTTATATTGATATGTTAAATTAGATCTTGCTTTTTTTTCGGTATCAGCCATAGTTTCACCATGCCAACAACTTGACACAAGCGTTTGAAACACATATACTGGCCCGTCATAAACATAACGAATCATGATCAATCCCCCTTACAATCTTCGTTCGGCTCCTCTGATGATGGTCGAATGCCTAAAAACGTCTTTAAAGCGTTAAGCGAAGAAATATCCGGATTACTTCGAATCGACTTAATTTTTCGACTAACGAAAGAACACCCGAACCCAAGCACAATTCCGGTAATAAGAGTTTTCTTATTTGTGTATCCAAAAAATCTATTTACCTCTTTCAATTCTGCTTTGTTTGATATACCTCCGAAATAACGAATCCCATCCTCATTCATAAATTTATAGAACCCGTTCTTAATGGCAGCAATTTCCAAATCAGTAAGATTTGATAAATCTAAAATTTTTGTTTCGTTCATATTTTATTCTCCTTTCTGACAAAAAAAACACAAAAGAAGAAGCACCAAATTAAGGCACTCCTCCTTTGCAGCAACATTACTCTTCTTCACTTGAAGATTCACTTTCTTCTTCAACAAGTTCATCTTCCTCGAAATCCAGTTCGTCGACATAACATTCGTCATTCTTGTGCTTTAAAAACGTAGCACAACCGATTCCTGCCGCAACAAGTCCTGCTCCGATTAAACCTAAACCTTTTTTCATTTTTAGTTACCTCCTTATGATTTTAATATATGTTACCATTAAAGAATTTGTTTTTCACGCGACATTAATATAGTGTCGAATAATCACATCTAGGCTCAACCTGATATTCAAGCATGAGGCATGGCTTACCGTCTTCGGTTTTAGCTGCTAAGAAATCAACTTCGATCTGACCATCTCTACCAAGATTCCAACCAAGTGAATCGCTGGCTCTAGTATGTTTAAGTCCGACTTCGTCGTAGAATTCAGATAATGCAATATATTCTTCGCCACCTAATAATCGATAATTCAAGTCATTGATCACTTTTCGAACATGTTCAATTTCAGACTTGAACGCTTTGCCGCAAATCGGCTCAACAAATATAACATCGCCACTTCCGACAACAACCACATCAGACTCTTTGATTGATTTTTTATGAACTTTCTCCTGAGCAATCTTTTCTCTAATGTTTTTTTCTTTCTTTTCTCCAATTTCTTCAACTACCTTCTCTTTGTATTCGGAAAGAGCTGTTTTGGAGAGCTGATATGCCGTAGCCAAAGCCGCATTGCGTTTGACACTAATTGAGCTTGATCCAACAAGACATGCTGTAGAAACTACAGCTGTTGAAATGGCTGGAATATATGGTTTCCAGGCAGCTTTAATAATCTCTTTCTTTGTGAGTGCCTCACCGTGACCATTGTCAAATTTTGCATCCTCTGCCTCAGCAATAAGAGTTAAGGCTTTTGGTGTTGCCTTTACGGCAAGTATTGTACTCGTGATCATACCCGCAATACCGATGCCGGTAAGAATTTCTGGACTGTGTTTAACTAAACTTGTCCTTAGACTTTTTGAAAATGTTGATAATTTACTCATCTTATTCTCCTTTCATAGTTGAAAATATAAGAGAAGAACTCAGACAGGGGAATATACTCTTCTCTCCCAGTTGTCATTCTATAGTTGAAATCGTTAATAACTTTACGGACATACTCGTTGTCTGATTTGAATGGTTTACCGCATATCGGCTCCATAAAGAGAACGTCTCCGCTGCCAACCACAACGAATTCCGAACTACTTACAGGATTTTTATCCACTCGATCCTGAGCAATTTTTTCACGAATTACTTTCTCTTTTTTCTCACCAATTTCCTCTACGACCTTCCCAGCTCGTACACTCTTTGAAAATGTTGATAAATTCATTCTCTTGTTCTCCTTTCATTAAACAAAGTTAAAAGAAAGAGTCTTATTCAGACTCCTCCTCTTCTTTTGAAGTTTCGAGACGATCGATTCTATCAATCAGCTCATCCATTTTGTCTTCCTTTTTTGAATCGACAATAGCACTAACGCAAGCGCCAGCGCCGATAATCAAAGGAATAAGTAATGATTTGAATTTGAATTTCTTTCCCATCTTATTCACCTCCTTTCATAATAGGATATGTTTTATTCGCGAAAAAAGAAAGAGATTGCTTTCATTATACGACTAACCATATATCGGTATAAACCGATCAGGTATAGGCTAACCTTATAGATAAAATCTATAATCGTCATCCAATCATATAACTCCGTTTCTCTCTCATTATAGTAATTGTAAATTTCGCGAAATATAAAAGAAAAAAGACTCAGATTTTACTCTAAGTCTATTCTCCTTAATTTTTACTTGACCACTTTAAGTTTTGATTTCGTTTTTATTTTTTCCAAATCTTCTTGTGAGTATCCCATATTAAGTAATAAACTTTCCGCTTTTTGAATATCAGCTTCTAACGATTCGTTATCTCTATGCATAGAATCAGTTATAGCTTTTAATTCTTCAGTTTGTCTGTTTATCTCCTTCAATATTGGATCCTCTTTTTTTAACTTTTTTCTTAAAAAATCAAACATATAAATCACTCCTTTCATAATATAATATGTTAACTTCGCGAAAAATAAAAGAGAAAAGCCTTAGTATATCTCAACCAAGGCTTTAGTCTCATTTGTCAATATCATATCCTCTTCGTTTGTACATATTAAAGATCTTCATTGCATGCTTCTTATTGAATTCCTCAGCTTGCTTATCAGTTCTTAAACCCAAAGCATGTAAAGCATTGTGAATATCTATAAGATTTGCATGATGATAAGTTCCCAAAATTAGTACTATTTTTCTATGGACATAAATATCACACTCCTTTCATAATAGGAGTTGTTTTATTCGCGAAAAAAATAAAAGAAAGAGCCGAAGCTCAATCTTTAGATGCATTACTTTCGTTTTATAATCCATCGGATCAATAATATGATCAATACTACACATACAATTATGTCTCCGAATAATATAACGCCTACACTACCGGCAATACTAATACCGATAATTGCGACACCCATTAAAGTCAAAGCCATAATTATTAAAATTGTTAATAATATCATTTTATTTCCTCCTTTTACTTTTATAATATATTAAGTAACTTTATCATTATAGGATATGTTTTCTACGCGTAAAAAAAGAAAAGGGCATTTGCCCTAATCCGTTGAATAAACATTAGTTTTATCTTGTTTCGGTATCTGATCGATAATCCAAACTCGTTTTACATTTAAATCATCTCGAATTTCAGACCATTTCTTAATAGCAGATTTGAATGATATTCGCCACCAACCAGTATCTATCTCTGGGATTGTCGATAAGTTAATATCGTGTATTCCCTTTGAATCGAGTGTAGCTAATGCTTTTAACAATTCCGTTGTTTCACTATTAAACACATAAATAGTTCTTTTCTTCGGTATGATCATGTCTAATATGTTTTTCATAGCATATACCTCCTTTGAAATATTATTAATATTTATCCATTAAATAGGCTGTATATTTCGCGTTTAAAAAAAAAAGAAAATCGAAGACACCAAGTTTCCTCAGCGTCAACGATTGATAACAATATTTACTTAAACAAGTTCTTAAAGAAATGTCTACCAGATGTCGTTGTGATAGTTCCAATTTCCTCAAACTTAAGTGTCTTGAATGTTCCCCAAATAGTTAATACCGTTGGAACAACGATGCCTGCTGCTGTTAATCCATTTCGAATCCATCGATCTTTAACATCTTCTTTCATCTGATTCTCTTTAAGTTCGCTTTCTTTTTTGCGATCTTCGAGATCATGATCAAATTTGTTAATCTCGATAACTCGGTCGACTAACGACGTAACACCATTGACCGTGGTCTTATACTCCTCTGAGCCAACGTCCAAGCTACCTAATTCATCAAGTTCTCTTGAAACTTCCTCAACTAATTTGTTATTTACCTTTTCTTTCATTTTATTACTCCTTTCAAATAAAATATTAACGTTACCATAATAGAGCCTGTTATTCGTGCGAATCATCATGTGTTATTGTAAGTATAATGCGTTTAGATTTAGTATTCAGGATTTTTTCACTATTTAATTTAAAATTGAATGTTTCGTTGGTTTCATCTATCGAAATTTCTCCGTATACTGAATTCATCATATAAATAATGAATGAAAATAAAAAACCAAGTAACATTCCGATAGAAAATACGACAATAATAAGTATGCAAAGTGACATTTTTATTCTCCTTTTTAATTGTTTTATGGAAAAATCCCTTCCGGGAAATTTTCGGTTTTCATTTTGAGAAAAATAAAAGAAAGAGCCGAAGCTCAATCTTTTCGTAAACTATTTCAGTTTCTTATCAATTCTTTCCAACAATTCTGCCTGTTCAACTAACAAATCTCCCTGAAGTTTACAAATTCTTACAACTCTAGCAAACAACGAAGCCATTTTTGGATCTGCATTTGCGATCTCATCAATGCCTACATAGTTCATAGAGTCTTTAATCGTTTCGTTCATTTCATCTTTTAATTTTTTAGCTGTTTCCAACATAATGTTATCCTCCTTAGATAATATATTATTTATAGTTTATCATTAAAGTGTTTGTAATTTTCGCGTAGAGAAAAAGAAAAGAGACTGTTATTAACAGCCCCTCTTCCATTTTGACGGTTTATCGCTTTACTGTTTTTGCTTTCTTAAGTGTTCTAGCACCGAACTTTCCATCCATCTCTAAACCGTGCTGTTTCTGAAATTTGCGAACCATATCGCTAGTTTTCTTTCCGTATTTACCATCGATATCAAGTGAGGCATCGCAAACCCAGTTCAAGAACTTCTGAATTTTCTTAATTTCCGAAGTATATGTAGTATTAATTTCGTACCCATCTCCAATAGTATAATAACCTCTCGATGGGAGTTTCGGAAACTCTCCGGAATATTTCTTGTTTGCTTTTTTACCTTCTTTTCGAGCACGTCCGGATACAACGACTACGGTATGTCCTTTGGTTTTTGTGACAAGAACATCTCCATTATAAAGTTTTGTCAACATACCAACCGACTTACGACTTTCAAATAATCCAGACTTCTCAAGCATCGAAGCTTCGTTCTCTGTGTTGAAATTTCCCGGATCTTTTCCGGATGCTTCTTTAACACACTGACGAACCAAAGAGCCGCAGTCACATTCACATTTTGTTTTTGTTTTTGTCCCGTATTTAAGAACACTTTCTCGATTACCCTGATCATATCCAACGTTTGGATTAGCACATGCTGTGTTCATTGAGTCAGCAATTGCATTTGCCACCGAAATCTTCTTCGGACGTAATACATACCATCCTTTTGGATGTTTGTAGTAAGGTTGAGTGCTGACTTCTTTTTTTGTCTGGTCTCCAGCTCTACCGCCAGAGTATTTACCACGTTCGTCAACCCTTGCTGAGCCTATAATAATTTTACTCATAAAAATCAATCCTCCTTATAAAAAGTCATTTTTTACGTTTCTATCGTGATATAATTCCCTTAAGTATTTTATGTTTTCTTCGATTACTCCATTGCTTAATCCTTGTTCTTTGATTATATTTTCGTAATCTTTTATGTCAGTAATGACATTATTCCATTCTTCCTGATCGTGCTCTTGACCTCGCCGACAAGAATTAGCGAACTCGAGAATATGCCGTCGTTTGTTTTGTGCTTGGTCTTCTTCAAGTTTATGCTTTAATTCTACTTGTTTGTTTTCGACGATCTCAACACTACGCTGTAATTCACCAATATCTTTTCTAACGTTTTTGTTTAAGGCGTTACCTATATGAGAGAATATCCAACCCCACGGGTTAATTTTAATTGGTGTAAACTCGATTAGAGTTATAGCACCAAACAACATAACAGTAGGGTTGGACGTTATCGCATCAAGGTATTCAAATATCTCCTTGATCAAATCGCAATCATCCTCTCTTTTTATTCGTTTTTGCTATCGTCTGCATCTTCAGGTTCATCCGAACCTTCTACAAATCGACTAAATGCCTGATGGAAGCCAGTCGACGCTAATCCCATAAGTGCACCATATACAATCGATTCCATAGATAAGCCACTTACTACCATATTCAGGATTGCACCGACAAATGCCAAAATCACTGGAATATCATCGTTTTTAATCCATTTCAAAAATGACGCATGTTTAATAATATAGCCTACTACCAAACAAGCGACTAATACCACGCCTACAAAATATGTAGTTAATTCTGAAAAATCCATACTTAATCCTCCTTATTCATTTCTTCTAACATTTTTTCTACCGCTGCAAGATATCTGGTTGGAACATCGTCGATAGTAATCTGACCAGTAACAATCCTTCTGAAATAAATTTTAGCCATTAGTTTCACCTCCTGCTATTAAGTTATATAATTCGCATAAAGCAGCATTAACGTCGTTTTCGTATGCAGCCTGTTGCTCAGCCAATTCGCATAAAGCAGCTTGCACATCCTCTGCTTCAGTCGTAGCGAGATCATTTAATAATTTTCGCTGTGTTTCTTCGGTGGTGTACTTACGACAATGCGATATGAGTTCTATAACATTACCGTCATCATCAAGCAATTCCTCAGTTTGTTCGCGAATCCATTTTGACCAATCGATACTTTCAGATTCCCCTATATCGTTTCCATTTTCGTCAACATTTGTGATTTTAATATCTGAATCCATAATTATTATCTCCTTTCTAAACGCCGTATACATTTCGAAGTATGAAATAGTTTGGGTTAAATGTGACTCCAGATGCAGTAACGGTTGCCGCATTATTATCAGCATTTCCAGTAATAACATTATCTGTAATGTAGACATATTTCAGTCCGAGATATCTTCCGGATAGTATCATGTCAATACCTCCTCCAGGAAATTTTTTTACAAATTCCTTAGGGATAAATATTTGATTAAACCAGTAATTTTGCGCGGCATTATTCGCATAAGCGCTCCATTCCAGTACAATACCGTTTAACTGATTTGATATCTTTTCTGATAATGTGACTTTATGACCAGCGCCCATATATAAGCCGCCAGTACTGTCGGTCCATAAAACTTTCAAACTACGATTGGACTTCAGGTAATTATTAGTTTGTAAATTGATACCGTATCCATATATATTTGTAGTTCCTTCTTTGGCGTCATAATTACCATATCCTAATACACAGTTTCCATTCGAATTAAGAGGTTGGAAGTTTGATCTTGTTATGTATTTTTCGCCATTCCATTTCATTCCAAAAAATGTCGCATTATTTGCGAAATATATATGATCATTAAAATATGTTTGGCCATTCATATACAATTTTCTTCCGGTTTCTTCATAACTCGTTCCATGTTGACCATATCTCCTTCCGAGAATTACGTCGCCTCCGTCAGGATTTATAAATAATGTAGCCCCAACATTCTTCTTTTTAGTACCAATAGATATGCTGTCTATTTCCATTCTTTCGTCATTGACATCGCCAATAATTACAGGAGTTAATGCGTCAGTCAATAACAAATCCCCACCATTAGAGATTGTTTTGTTATTGATATATAACGATCCAGTTATATCGACTCTGCTTCGTATAGCATTATCTATTATGGAAACAAATATTGAATAAAATGAAGTTTCGCTCGTATATACATCTAGCTTTTGTGTATCCGGATAGTAAATCAATTGCTGAACGTCGTGTAAGACAGGATGGTTATTTACTCTCGGAGGAAGGAAAAGTATATACTTATCTATAGCATGTATATGCCAAGCATGTACCATCGTAGCATTAAGATTTCCAACATTATCTATTTCAATGCTATGAATATTTTCCAAGGATTCATCGCCTAAAGACTTCCATGTTATCATTTCATTATTGGGATCTGTTTCAATTAGAACATACTCATCTCCAATTTTTTCATAAAAGTCAGACACAGATATCTTAAATATTGATTGGTCGTTTTGGATTAGTTCAATGGTTTCGCCGTATTTAGCCAGGTCTTTATTACCATTACGTACGTTAATCATGCTGTCGGTGATGTTAATATTCTTCCCTAATTCCTCAGCTTCAGCATTTTGACTAATCGTCAAACCATCCGAATCAAAACGCATATATTTTGAGGCTGTTCTAGAGGCCTCTTTTATGTCAGTCTCAATATCCTCTGGAGCCGCCGTCCAATCAGTGGCTTTGTTACCTTTTTCGAGCTTAAGGTTTTTAAACTGATATGAGACACCGGGGTCGGAGTTCATATTGCTTAGACATAGAACGTTTGGCGGTGCTGGGCTATTTCCTGCCATAGCGTCAATAGCTGGAAGAGTTTCAAGAGCCTTGACCTTCCATATAAGTGTAACCCATTTATCAACCTTAGTGGCATTATTACCAACCACTGTTTTTGACGGATCAATCATATCAGTAACATTCGCAAACATACTTTTTCGATAAAAATTGACATCAAAAGTCGTAACAACGTTGGACTTAACATCGACCGATATAATGTACTCCTCATTTGGAATCCACTTATCTCGCCCAATATTATTGTAACAGATAATAGAATGACCTTGTCGAGTATCGTTATTTCTAGTCATTAAACATGTCCTAACCCCATATTCGTCTACTTCACTAATATCTGCGGTACCATTACCCATGGACCACTCCCAATTTGTGGTGCCGTGATTAGTCTTCTGACAAAGATTTCGACCACCAACTTTAACGCCCCATGTAAAACCATCAGCCTTTTGTTCGACCGTACTCAATCTACCATCCATATTTTCAACTGTGGAAGATATTTCTTCTGTGGTCTGATCAGTATATGACTTACTCTCTTTTAATATTTCGGCATCGCTATCGTTAGCATAAGTTTTAACGACGCCAACAGCGGTAGATATCTTTTCATCAGTCACGTTTATTGTGGCATAGTCTTTGAGTTTTTCTGTGACATCTGCCTCGATATCAACTTTAGCATCAGTTATGTTGGCCGTTGTAGCAACAGAAGACGATCCCATTTTGATGCTTTTTGCATTAATATCTAATTCGCCAGTAAAAGGGTCAAAATTTACATAATTATTATCTTTAGCACCAAGATGAAAATCGCCATCCGATTCTACTCTAAACGGTGAGTCGTCATCCATACCGAGAAGACCACCCTGACCAAGGGCGATTCCGTCTGTGCCAATATAAACCCCATTCGTAGGGTCCGTTAAAGTCTTTTTCCCATTATAGATACTTGAGGTTCCAATTTTAAAATTTCCTATTGTTGCTCCAAAAGCCTCTAAGTCAACAACTTTAATTTTCGCAGCTTCTATAGTACCGTCTTTGACAATGGCTCCATCAAGGAGATTCCCTCCTTCAGTCTGCACTTTAGCATTAAGAGCTGTAATCAAAGCCACCTTCTTTTCTCCAGTATCAGGATCAACTTCGTCGGTGGTGAGTATGAGACACTCGGTTTTAAGCGTACCAGTAGTAATTACATCGGCTGATAAATCCTTTACTTTCTGTGTGGTTACTGATGCATCTGCAATTTCCACCGTACCAATAGCGCCTCTTTTAATTTTACCATCTTCAATCCAAGCAACATCAGCATTCATCATATCAGTTTCAAGATACTCTGTACTCAAGATATTTGTAATGATCTCGCTTAATCCGGTAAGCTTTCCGTCTTGAATAATAAATGCCGAGTTAATAATCTTCACGCTCGAATTTATAGTTTCGATATCCGAGTTCTGAACATTAAGCTCCGATGCTAACATTTCAATATCAGAGTTCATAACATTTATGTCATTGTTTATAAGTCGTATATCATTACCGACCACATTAAGCTTATTTTCCATCTGCAACTTATTTGCCTCGACTACTTTCTCGAGTTTCGTAGTGGCCGACTGTGATGTTGCAACATCACTTCTGTTTCCCGTAATATGCGTATCTTCATGAGACACAACTAAATCCACAGTATCACCTTTCTTAACGGCAACTGAGGTATTCTTTACGGGAGTCACTCGATCGCTTCCTGGTATCTCGACATAAACAACACCATTTGATACCCCTTTAACTTTAGCAGTCGTAGTATAAGACTTAACTTCATTTTTTTGAGCATCTAATATTACGTCTGCTAACATTTTTTGCGTTTTAATATCCATATGCTACACCCTCCAATTATAAGATTCGAATTCTGCTATCTCACTAACCTTCACCCCATTTCCAATCTCATATGATTGACTTACTATTCGGAATGTTCCGACAATTCCTTGCTGAGGTAGCAAATATAATGCTTTATCATTAACACATATGTCTGGATCGAACTCTCGACTATAGCTTATTTTACGTTTAGTCTTCGAAAGCTCCTCCATACGTTCATTTCCTTTGCTTAATAATGTTTCTCCATAATCCAATGATAACTGTTCATCTGACCATTTTTCCCATCCAACGTTTTCAATAGATGTGTCAGAAGTATCATCATGATTATATATGGTTTCATATCTACCCGACCCATCACTAACTCGGAGAACATTCGGTATATCGAATATATCACTCTCGTCAGTAATTTCGGGCATAAGGACATCATTGTTCATGGTGTCAAATACAGCTTTTATATCATCGGATTTCTTTTTTATAGAAACGCATCCCCTACCGTCTATTGCTATAAAGTAACCTGTATCTTTAAGAAGATATTGCGCCATTGTCAACGCTGTTTCATTACTTTCCGCAATTTTTGGTTTGTCTGTTCTGATATTTGATTCGGTAGGCTCAATTGGGCATTCCAGACAACCCGATAATAATTCAAAAGCCCCAGCAACAGGATCTCCACCTTCGGGAAAATACCATCCGGTCGAAAGTAATTTATCTGATGCGGGTTTTAAAACACTATAACTCTCCAAATCGATAGTTACTAGATGTCCATTTATAGATCGCTTTGGTGACGTTATAAGAAATGTTCCTAAAGCGACTCGACGCATTTCTGCATTGCTTTTCGCTTCCATAACTAATCTAACATACCCCTTGATTGGATCTCCGTCTAAACTTATACTAGCATCCTCCACTAAGGTGCTGTCATTATCTTTTGTAATGGAGGCAGAGACGAGACCTTCTATCTCGCCCCTTTCACCCCAAGTAGACCGATCAACCTTATATAAACGGTATGTTGATGTGTATCCTTGTTTCCAATCCATATAAAACCTCCTCGATCTAATTTATTTACATAATTTCCTCGTCAGGTTTTCTTCCAAGAAAATCGTTCTCTGCGTCAGCTTCTTTGGCGCTAAGAGATATACTAAGTATCTGATCGTTATAATCACGATTTATTGATACATCAACGACTGCCGGATACCCTATACAATTGGACGTACGAACATAACAAAGTTCCGTAAATCGTGAAAGATCATAAAGTTTACTGACTAGATCTTCATTGTCCATTTTGACGATTTCTGCACTAAGACTATTACTTCTATCAATATACGGCAATCCATAGAATGATTTAGAACCTCCGAGATGAGATCTAATCTCACCCTGTTTTGTTCTATCGTCACTATTTGAGACATTCCATGGTAGTTTAAGGACCTGACTCCCGTAATTAATGATTATACCAGAACCACTTAATTCGTAGCCTATTTCGCACCATGTCTCATCGCCATCAGATGTACGAGTACAGAAACAATAAGAATTATCCACCGTTTCACCGAATGTCGGTAATGAATCGATAATTGTAGCTCCCCAAGGAGCATTCCTATAACATAAATGACGCCCATCGGCAGTCGTTCGATATATGTCACAAACATCGGTATCTAAAACTCCTTCTGGTTTAACAGCCACCAAACTGGCAGTGCCATCTTCATTTATTGTAACTGTCGAATCGACTGGAGCAATTGCTTGATGTGCCCAATGGACTTCGAAATCGATATATTTCGCTTCAGCTTTAAGATTTGTATCGGGATCGACACATTCGACCTGTATACGATATTTTGCATTATCCGCCAAAGCTATGTCAGTTATGGTATAATCCCCAGCCTCGACTGGTGAAGTCCAAATGCAATCACCTTGAAATACATCATCAGTTGTATCCGGATGCTCCCATTGATAATCATCAACGCAATACACATATAAATTCAGATCGCCATTGCCGGTTAATGTAACAGTTAACGGTAAAGCAGTTAAAGCTTTAACCGTAGTCGTTTCCGTTGGGTTAGTGATTTCATTACCGTCGTCATCGTATACTGGATACGTATAATCAATAATGGAAGACGAGGTTATTGAACATTTTGGAATAGCCGCCACTGTTAATGGAACTGGTTCTGAATATGCTTCACCTAATTCGTTGGCTACTGTAACCCTTAGGTTATAATCTCCTGCCGGAAATGCTGAAGAATTTAATGTTACTGTACATTTATCATCTTCGCCATCCACATTCACAATTGGTCCCCAACTGGATTTTCCCGATTGTATCTCGATTTGAGCGTTGGTTTGTGGTAGATTTCCACTTGCTTGGTATATCCACTGTGCTACCAAAGAACCTCCCTCTTTGATCCATGAACGAGATAATGTCAACACGGGCGTGTCCGGTTCATCTGACATCATTACACCAGCTGAAACATCAGACCAAATACCATATGTTGTCGAATCATTTCGTTCTTCGTACCTACGAACCCAGAAATAATATACTTCACCAACTGATAAACCAGTTATGTAGGCTTTTGTCATTGCTCCATTTTCAAACTGAACTGTGGAAGGAGAACTATTTGATTCCCATGCGTTCGGCATGGTTGACCAAGCAATCTCGATTCCATTGTAAATATCATCCGTCTTTGTTGGGTTATCCCATGTCAATTCGACAGTTGTGTTATTGGATTGTTTAATTCCAACAACGTTTTTACATTTTGCTGGAACTTTTATGTTTCTAGCCCAAACATTATCGCTTCTAGCACCGGGATCCAGATTATCAAGTCCGACGCAAACCTGGAAACAATAATCAATCTCTTTATCGAGATCGGATTCGGGTATTTCATAAACCCATTTACAATCCTGCCATTCGTCAGTAAGAACTTTAATCACTTTCAAAAGTGTATTCGTATTGTTCTTGAATATTTTAATTCTAAGACAACCATCTTCGCCGAGAACTCCTCCATTATATAACTTAGAGTTTGGATCTGTTCCATAAAGTTTAGACGTCGGCTTCGACCAGCTAAATACCAAACATTGTTTACCATCTACACTCTGACTATTGACACTAAGCCCACTTAATTCGCTAGGTTTCCCATAAGCAACAATATCGCTCATATAACCTGGGGTCGGTATTCCGTCATACACGGATCTTATGCGAAAATACCTAACCATATCGTCGGCCACGGCACCTAGAACATCGGTCTGTATCTGCTTGATCGCGCTGTTTATGTTATCTTTAGCGGTGCTCCAAGACCCTTGTGATTCGCCAAACACATCAGACGCACCTTTATATTCATCTTGGTCTCGATATTCGACAACCACGTTATCCACCGGATGCCATGATACCTTATTTTTTGCATCCCAACCGGTATTAATGTTTATACCGACCATATATATTCCATATCCATTTTCAACAGGACTACTCTTCAATGCATTGACCCGCTTTAATTGCGGTTTAGGTGGTGCTAAAGGTTTAGCAAAAACATGTTGAGCTGTTACTTCATCAGATTTTCCTCCTGGACCGGCTCCATAAGCGTATACTTTATATCGTATTGGCGTACTTGGCGGTATTTCCAAATTTCTTATGACATTTCGTACTTCCGAATCAGTATCTCTATTATACCACCTTCCTGCATGACCACTCACTACAGTTTCTTTTGTTGACCCTTTAAGTAACTGAGTCATCCTAACCCAACAACGAGTGGTAACTTTCTTTTTATTACTGGTTATACTGTAGTCGTCGTTAATATCTACTTTTTCAGTAAAGCTGTTACCATCGTTATTATATGTCAAAGATACCGAAGGCTTCGTAGCATTATCGAATTCGTAAGTTTTCCATATGTAATCCGATTCGACTTTTCGTGAATGATTTTTTTTCTTTTTACCTTGCCCTGTGGTCCATTTAACCACACCTTCTGTCCAAACTCTAAACACCACCTTCTCGATTCTTTGACTGTAGTCTGATTGTTTTGGATTGGCGGCGGAACCGTCGGATACAAACGGATAGTATGATTCTTTTTTAAGGGTTAGGGACCAAGATGTAGTCTTAGCCCCTTTTTTTATTTTTTCATGCTCTTTGCCCCTATTACCCGATTTTCCTATATCCTTTGTTTCATACACCCATTTTTCTATATAGATGTGTTTCGCATCGCTGTCATTGGCATTAAGTGACAATGTAAGCTTATAACCATTTCGAGATAAACTTACTGATGGTTTTGACAATTTTGTCTTTTTCGACTTACTCTCAGCCATTAAATACCCCTCCTTAATGCTCTACGTAAATTAATAGCTATGTCATTAGCTATCTCATTAGCGTCTGAGCCTGCAGAATAATTTAGTTGCACATCAACTTGAACGCCGTTATTACCTGAAGCGAAATCTTCACGCAATCCTTTAACTGCTTTCAGCAGTGCGGTATCTCCATTTTGACGATTTGCAGATATCATATTGGCAGTCTTAACATCTGTCCTAAGTCCGATAGGACTATTGCTAAACATATCGTCTATGGCGTCGATTCCGGTCTTGATATCGCTTACATCCACTACCGGTCGAATGGATGGTTGTGTAGTTGAAGAATCAACTGAATCAATAATTGCACTGAATTTTTTGGCAGATTTTTTCATATTCTTCTTTGCTTGATTTACAAAGTTTTTCGCTGCCTTATCAGCCTGCTTGCCAAAATCCTTACTCCCGTAAGACATGCCTTTTGGTAATCCGCTGCTGTTTTTACCACTTTTACCGCCCTTGGATGATCCTTTACCAGAACCATTTCCCATGGCATTAGTCATTTGATCGACTATATCTTTAGCGTTTGATGTTGCTTTGGATTTATTGTCTTTTATACCTTTGGCTAGCCCTTTAGCGAGATGAGCGCCAGCCTTATAGAAAGCATCATACTGACTACGTACCGCCTTAGCTGCCGCCGCAGCAATCGAAGAAGCCTTACTTTCAACTACACTCTTCTGCCCTTCCATTCCAGACGTAAACTTAGCAGACGCATCCGAACCAGCACTACTAAATCCAGTTTTATTAGAACTCAAAGCGTTTTTGACAACTGTTACAAAAGTAGACGTAATAGATGATTGGCTGTTTTTAAGACCAGTATTTAAAGCACCGATCATCTTACTAGCCATTCCGACCATTTTACTAGAAGATGAACCAAATGCTCTATTCAGTTTCGTAGTGTTAATGGAGCCAAGACTTTCAACAGCAGATTTAAAGTTATCTACGCCCTCAGTATTGACAGAGCCCATTTTTGCCAGTAAGGAAACCATCTTATTTGCAACACCAACAGATACCAGCACTTTAATAGAATTAATACCCGAGACTTTACCCGAATAATCACTCATAACCGAACCAACGGATGTTATCTTTTTAAAGTTTTCAACATTTCCAGGCTTAAAATTCTTCAGCATAGTAGAAAGTCGAACCAACTTAATAGCCGAATCAATTGAGCTTGAGACTGATCCTGCATCTATTTTCCCTAAACTATCGGAATACGACTTCATAGCTGCACCTATCTTAGAGAATCCCTCAGCTTTATTCAATCCTTCAACATTCAAATCTTTCATCGACTTTGTCAAGTCAATAAGTTTCGAAGCCGAGGTTAGAGATGCTGATATTTGTCCAAGATTTGCACCCTCGAGTTCTTCACCATAATCGGCTAATCCCTCACCAAACGATGCAATATCTTCACCAAAATCATCAAGAGTTACTTTACCATCCATCCAGTGTTTTTCTGGTATACTGGACTGAAGTGCTGTCATAATCTTACCAGCATTAGCTGCTGCTGTAACAGCCGAGGCATTAATCCCCCCATTTTGACTTACTGTGTTAGAGAATGCCACAATAGCTTTTCCAAAGTATACTATTTGTGATCCGAAGTCGGCTAAATTTTTTTCACCAAGGAGATATTGAATAACCCCTTTTGATGGCATAACATTTTTCTGTAAAGTAGCGAGCATTCCACCAGCTAAAGCCGCAGTAGATATGGCAGCATTATTAATTCCACCATTTTCGGTAAGTTCATTAGAGAAGTTTATTATAGCATTTCCAAAAGCAAGTATCTGCTCTCCAAATTTACCCAGATCTTTATCTCCAGTAAACCATTGAACTACACCGCCAGATGGAACTATATTCTCTTGCATAGCGATCATGATTTTACCGGCATCAGCAGCGGCTTGAACCGCTTTCTGATTAATAGCTCCTTTTTTGGATACTTTCTTAGAGAACTTAACTATTGCCTCACCGAAAGCCGAAAGTTGTTCGCTAAATTCACCAAGATCTTTATCTCCAGTAAACCACTGAACTACACCGCCAGATGGAACTAAATCCGCCTGCATAGCGGCCATAATCTTACCAGCATTGGCTGCTGCCTGAACGGCTTTCATGTTTATAGAATCCTTACCGGATACTTTCTTAGAAAATTTAACAATAGCTTCTCCAAAAGACGCTATATCATTACCGAAGGCTTCCATATCAGTAGTACCGGTGAATACACTAAATATACCACCACTGGTAGGAATTGAATTTGACATTTCGGCAAGCATTTTACCCGCATATGCCGCTGAGACAACAGCTTTCTCATCAATTTTACCGGAAACTTTTCTTGAGAATTTTACTATTGCATCCCCAAAGCTCTCCAATTGTTCAGAGAATGTTTCCATAGAAGAACCGCCAGTAAGCCACGATGCGACTTTTTCGATAATTGCTCCGCCACTTATCAAAGCTATCATTTCAACCAATGCTTTTATGCCAGAAAATGCAGAGGTGTCAATCGTTTTAGCACCTTCAATAAACGGTTTAAGATTTGTCATAAATGCCGCTAAATCTGCACCTATTTGTGGTAGTCCGGACGAAATACTCGTACTAAATCCCTTGACTATGCTTCCAAAGAAAGTACCCAATCCTTCGCCAATTTTACCCAATATTACAATACCCTCATCCAAAAACTGCTTCAATGTTGGGAACTTTTTACAAAGAGCACCGATACCAAGCATTATAAGACCGAGTCCAACTATCAGTACACCTAAGGCCCCAAGTCCGATAAATGCTGCAGTACCTAATTTACCAACACCACCGAGAATAATTAGCGACTTCGACATAGCCAGTAATAACGCGCTTAATGATATGGCATTAGTGATAGATGACTCTGGATTCACATCTCTAACAAGATACAAAATTCCGGCTAATCCCGCAACCACTAAAGTAAGAACAGCAATGCCAGCTAACGCCGATACTGAAACCGAAGAGATAGTGCTGAGAATCTTCAAAGCAGCACTCATGGCTATCAGTAATATGGATAAACCAGCTGCTGCGCCTAATGTCGATTGTATAGGCAATGAGCCCAAGGCGAATAATACAACCCCCAATATACCAACAAGAACTGTCATAACAACCATGTCGGCTATACCTTTTCTAGCAGTATTAGCTATGGTTAATGCTTTCGCGAATATTAGCATAAGCGATCCTAAAGCAATAACTGCTCCAGCTAAGCTCTCCGGTTTAATAAACGATAAAGCAAACACTGCAGCAGCCATAATGCCTATAGCTACGGTCATTGCGATAAGATTACCTTTGCAATTCCGAGCTTTTTTGGTTGCCGCAATCATACCTGACAATATCACACCAAGAATTGAAACTGCAACAACGCCTTTAGCCAATGTTGGCAAACTTACCATACCCAACAATATAGAAATACCAGCCATTATTCCAACAGATATGGACGCGGCAAATAACGTCGCGGCAACATTAGCGATTCGTTGTTTCGGTCCAACCTTAAGAATATTAACCAGCGCTTTAATGAATATCGTAAACAGACCCACGAATATTACGCCTTTTGCCATATCGCCAAGGCTTAGCATTCCAGCAAGTTTCACTACACCGACCATAATCAATAGGGATATAGATACTGATAATAACATCTTACCAATTTCACCCATTGTACCTTGACCGGCGATTCGAGAGATGAGAACCATGGATGCAACAAACTTAATAAATATGAGCATAAAGGCATAACCTTTTAACATGGCTTCAACACTTAGACCACCAACTCTTTTGACAACTATTGTCATAATGAGAAGAGATGCAGAAATACTTAAAAGCATTTTACCCATCTTATCTATAACAGATTGCTTACCTATCTTCGATATAGCAACTAATGCTGCTACAAAAATAACAAAACCACCTACAAAAGCAGCACCTTTACCCATTGTCGACCAATTTATAGTTCCGATAAGTTTAACAGCTATACCCATCAATATTATGGATAGAGCCATCTTTTTCATCATCTTACCGACTTTATCCATATTAGCTGCTTGACGGCCATTTGTTAATTTGCCAAATGCAAAGAAAACTGCAACAATGGCACCAACAACCCCGGCAAGACCCAAAAAGCCTCTTTTAGCTTCTGAAGGATCCATTGAACCTATAATCTTGACAGTTGCTGCCATTAAAAGCACAGCTATACCGATTGCTATAAGTGTGGATTTTATTCCTTTGATGTTTATTCCATTTTTAGAAATAGAAACGGAAGAACCAGACATCTTATCAACAGCCCAAGCTAATGCTACCATAATAGCAGCAAGTGCTGTTACCGCACCTATAGCCCCCCATAGCTTACCAGTATCCAACTGTGCGAGTACATATACAGATGCCGCTAAAAGAGTCAAAGAAATAGCTAAATCTTTAACGCCAGCAGCTTTCATTTTAAATGCTTGTGCTTTTACTACTTTGGAGAAATTCTTCACTACTTTCGCAGTGTTTTTCAATATTTTTCCAATATGTTCAGCTGACGCATTCAGCACATTACCAACTCCAGATAACGTCTTTCCGAGACCTTCTGCTAAAGAAGCAAATTTGTCTACCACGCCAACTATTTTCTTAACACTTAATAGTATACCAACACTAAGGCCTCCGGCAAATACATTACCCCAATTAATCTTACCCAAAACATTTATACAAGCAGATCCGAACTGCTTTAACACATCTAAAACAGCTGATGCCCCATCCTTTATACCATTTAAAAGACCCGCGATAATATTCGAGCCAACATCAAAAAATTCTGTCGATGGCGAATGAATTCCGAGAACACCTTTTATTGCATTAAGTAAAGATATACCTAAATCCATAAGCATTTTTGGAACAGTATTTATACCGTCTTTTAATCCGTTTTTCAACCCACTTATTATGTTCTGGCCTATTTCTTTAAAGTTTATACTTTTAAGTTTATTAATAAACTCCTGAACTTTTGGTATTCCCTTAATAGATTCAACAAGCTTTTTGAAACCATCTCCTGCCATTTTGACCCCGGACCCCAACAAAGCGACCCCTTTAACAATTAGATCATTATTAAATAAAAAGTCTCTGAGAGCAACGACTGCGTCGCCAACATTTGCGGTAACGTCCAAAAGACTTATATTGAAATGGTCCAAAATTGTTTTTGAAACCTTAAATGCTATCTTAAACCCTCCACCAAAAATAGTGGTAATCATATCCACAATAGCGAACAAACCTTTAAAAGTCCTTCTGAGTTTATCAACAGTCTCACTAGAGCCCGACATCTCTTTCTTGAACTTCTTAGTCGACTTATTAATACTCTCGAGAACACCGTGAATAGAATTGGCCCTCTCGATAACGTTCTTTTCAGGAAAAAACTCATGCCAAGCTTCACCGACGGATTTAAGGATTGGAGTAAAGCCTGCTGCCAAATTTTTGAACGAATCGATCAACAAATCTCGTCCCGACTTCTGTTTACTCAGTGATTTTATAATCTCGTCCATTGATTTCCCGGTACGAGCAGACTCTTTTTGCAGCTCTCCGTAATAATATATCTGGTCTTGAGTTAATCCGAGATCTTTGAGTTTTTCCTTCGATAAATTCTCTAAAGCATAAGAACTTTCATTATTAACTTCCACCCCTTTAGCGGAAGCTTCAATAGCTTTTTTATTGTGTCGAACACTATTTCCAAGTTTTTCATTAACCATATCTTGAACTTTAGTCCAATTATACCCACTCTTAGTTAGCTTATCGATTCGTTTTTGTCCGTTTCCAAAATCGCCACTAATAACCTTATTGACCACTTTTCCCAGGTCATTAATTTTACCCATTGCTTCTTTAGCGTCTTTAGAAACATTTTTTAACTTTTTTCCGAGCTGAACAATTGGATTAGACATAACCATCTCGACTATTCTATTGCGAGCATTGGACATATTATCTATCATTCCACCAAAGAAATTTGTTAACTCTGTCCATAATTTTTTTCCTTGATTAAAGTCACCAATGATCAACTGCCAAGTCTGAGCCCATCCCGATTGGGCGGTTTCTTTAAGAGTATCCATCATCATCGAAAATGTTTTGACATCCTGAGCTGATGCATATGCTTTTTTACCAATTTTGGTAGTTTCATCGGCATACTTGGATAATGTTTTAGTTAATACATCCGTGGTCATCCATTGATGGGCCAATGAGTCATTAAAATTGTGAGTGGCATCAAACGCTTCAGATATTGAACCTTTTGCGTTTTTTGTTACCGTTATGTATTGATCACCTTTCTTTTTAATAGTACCGAGTTCCAATGCCGTCTTAATAAGCTCGTTTTTAAATTCGACAGTGGCCATATTGGCATTCTCGATAGACTTCCAGTCGATAAGTTTAACATAACCTGCCGATAACGCCTGAGAAAAGTTATACATCGCTCTTGATGCTTCTTCCGCATTGGCTCCCGATACAGCAGCCTCGTTACTTACACCTTTGATCGCGGCCACCGCATCTTCAAGCTTAACACCAGCATTAGTAAACTTGCCAATATTCGTGGTCATATCTGAAAACGAATATATAGTTTTATCGGAATATTCGTTCAACTCATCAAGATAACCATTTACTTTGTCTAAGCTTTCACCAGTACTAGCCATAATAGTCTGAACAGAGCCCATTTTCAATTCAAATTCATTAAATCCCGTATGTATCGGCTCAAATGTGAAAGCGTTAATAAATCGTTTAGCGGCAGCTTCAGCAGATCGAGTTATGTCCATAAGGGTGGTAGCTCCAACAACCTGCAATGCTGAAAATTTAGCAGATACCGTAGAAACCCCACTACTCAGTCCGGACATATCAACTCTTTTACTCGCCGCGCTTATATCATCAAGCCCTTTAGTGGCGCCCGAAAAATTTAACTTTTGTTTTAATTTATCGATAGTCGACATACTTGTTTGTACGTTTTTTTCGAAATCTTTATTGTCAAACCGCATCTGAACAATTTTTTCATCAACTTCTCTACTCATTTTTCAGTAACCTCCTTCCAGGCATTTTTTGCTATTTTATCAAAAATAGGTTGTATAGCTGGATTTATATAATCTCTGCCTTGAACCCATCCACCATTATTCGTAGCATGTCCATATTGCAATATAATGGCTATAGGAACACCATTACTAAAATTGGAATTATAAAAGTCTATGGATACAGATCCATTTTGACGGTTTATCTTATAACTCCAAGAATTAGCTGTTTTTCCTGTATCAATTGGGGTGGCAGCCGATAATGCTGCGACACCCTCTTTTCCGTATTTATCTAAATCCCCAATTTTCGCAACTTCTCTCATCCTTTCTAAATATCGATTGAGTTTTGCGAAGTCCCCTTTTTGTTTGAATTCTACCATATGAGATCACACCTCCACTCAACCTTTACTATGTAACTGCTTCCGTCTAGCGGCATTGAGCGCATTATTGCGACTCATTATTTCGCGTTTACTCATTTTTTTACTTGGCGCCCTTTCCGCTTCAAATATTTGTATGAGCACCATCAATCGTTTAATGTTCCATTTCTCACAAGAAAAAGGTATTCTTAATTCGGCCATCCAATAGTAAATTAACTCAGACGTCACTATTCTATTGTTACCACCTTTATTGTTTTTATTCGAGAATGTTGTGGCAGTCATAGGATCATCTAAATATTTAGTTATTTTACGTATATGTTCAGTAGTTAAACGATCATACACTTCATCACCAACGTTTGGAGTTATGGTCATACATTTTATATAATCGAAAAATTCTTCATCCGTAACTTTCTTTTGTTGATTTTCAGAAAATGTCGTGAAAAATGATTTATGCCAATGCGACTCCCATTTACTAATGGCGATGAGAGAATGCTCGAAACGTATTTTCAACTCTTTCTGTTGGCGAGTATATATAAACATTTCTTTGGACTCGTCCCATTCTTCACCGGTTACAGCTGGTAATACTAATTCCAACATGCCCTCATCCCCTTTCAATATTTTTAGTTGTCTGTTTTTGGCAGCAACGAATCGTCTAATTCAATTTTTGATGTGTCGATATCAGACGGTGTTATACCATTGATAAATTCGGCAGCTTTATCGGCATTTGTCGCCAACTCCATAAATAATATAGAGTAAGCCTCGGTATGCGAAAATCTCTCGGAAAGGGCTTCGGATTTTTCTATGTAGCGACCGTCAGCACTCTTAACGCCATAAGCTCTAAGAATGAGATCCTTAAAAATCTTAACGAGCTCTGTCTCTTTCTGAGTAGCAACAATATCACGAATGGCGCCACTAAGACCACCGGGATAACTCAGTTCCATTTCCATAATCTCTGCTTTTGTTAAGTTGAAATAGCAAATCTCAACCCTTTCAACACCCTCTAAATCTGTAACTTTAATTTCTCTTTTATACATATTCAATGTTCTCCTTTCATTAAACAAAAAGGCCCATCCTAAGACAGGCCTTTAATAATATACTAATACTTCGTTTTAGCCCTCTGCGAAAATCTCAGTAAGCTCTGAAATAAGCGGAAGACGAGGTGCCACATCCGGAGCGTAATATTTATTTTCAGCCCACTCAGGAGCACTTCCGGAACCAGCTGTAACTGCCTCAAATTTTCCGTCCTTCTTCTCAAAATACTTAGTGTAATTTGTAGTCCAATCTTCCGGCTGGGACTTCAGTAATTCATGATCTTTACCTTTAAGAATTTCTTCGAGAGCGGCCAATTTCTCAGGTTTACATTTAACACTGTCGATAGTGACGCAAGCTGTCGGTTTAAATCCTTCAACATTAACCGGAGTAGTCGACAATTCCCAACTAAATGTAATTGCCTCAGGGCTATCATTAACCGTAGAGTATGCCTTCTCTGATGGCGCAGCCAAACAGTTATAAATAAGATGTAATTTATACCCATGATCATTACCATCGGTATCATTACCGATTGTGGTTTTGTACGCCAAACCAAACTGCTTACGTTTCTGCTGCCCAATAACAACGCCAGGTGCAACTTCAGCTGAACCATCGCACTGTTTGAATTCATCCGGGTATGTATATGCCTCAACCGTAGCTCCAAATTCTTCTGTTGAAAGAAGATTCAGATACTTAATATCATCCGCATATAAAGCCGTACTTTCAGCACCGGACGGAGATTCTGTAACCGACGTGAGGCCATTCCAAGCTACTCCAGCTTCGTATGACCCATCACTGGCCTGAGGGAACAGAATACCATTCTTTACACCGGTCTCATACTTTCTTTCACCGGTCTGATCCCAAATTAATTTTGCCATTAATTTATTTCCTCCTTTTTAATAATATAACGTTAAAACATCGTGTTCCAAGTTATCCGACACGAAGTTGGTATCATAAGAGCAATAAGGCAATTGAAGTAACTTTTCAATTACCGGGTTGTCGGGTTTTCTGTCGACAACGATTATTGTGTAGGAATTTTTGAACATATAAGCACGGTCGTTTGCATGTTTAATGTCAACTTTGTTCTTATGGTACACTATAGCTGGATAACTAAGTTTAATTGACTCTGGTGGTTGATAATACACATTCCTTGATCCGATAAGTTCTTCTAACTTATTTTGTAACTCTAGGCGAGCTGCCATTGTATACACCTCCCAATGTCAATATAAGTCTAGGAGACTGAATTTCTATGTCTGAAACTTTCCACTCAGTCCCCATAACTTCAACATAAGCTATATTGGAGCAATTGTCATAGGCAAATGAATCAGCTACAATACTAATAACGCTAGATAACGTTAACTCATCATTAACTTTATCATAAGATTGACGTCTTCTACGATCACTTGTGATGTCGCCAAAATATTCATGTTCCTCAATGACATTTTCCCATAATCCAGCTTCTGTTTCCTTAGTAACAGCGTAACCAATTTTTCCATACCATTTTGCCATTTTGACATCCTCCTTAATTATCAGCCTTTAGCGGCAGTCAATGTGCCGATATCAGCACTCGTCGCTTTAGATGCATTCGGCGTAATGTAATTAACACTACCAATGTTGCTACTTACTGTGAAACCTACCGGAACAAAAATGGATTCACCGATCACAATCAGTGCTCTTTTGAAAACTGCCTCTTTAAGTTCACTGGTTTTCATTTGAATCGTACAAGCTTCATCAGAATAAGCTTTTGTATCTTCGGATCCGGTTTTACCGTAGATATATGTAGCTGAAACGTTCTTGTCTTTTGCATCGTTGTACAATTTTTTCATTATTTCTCACCTCCAATAATTAATTATTGAGAGCGGCTTTAGCTGCAGCTAATGTCGGCTCCTCACTCTTTGTTTCCGTACCTGATCTAAGAACAATTGCAGAGAACGGTTTAATAAGTGCGCCTGAGCAACGTGTTTCGATAAGGTATTTCTGCTGATTGTAATCGATATCGAAATCATCGAACATATTGATGGCTCCGCCTTTATCCGCACCAACGTTATAATCGCTCAGATTTACAATGATGCCGTATACATCTTTAGAATTCTTATCTTTAAGACCCTCCATAACCGGAACCGTGACAATCTCACTAACACGAAGTGCCGTAGCCAATTCATCAACTGTTTTATACAATTTATGTCCGATGGTGTCTTCCAAAAGAAGCATGTCTGTCAGCATGTCCTCAGTTGTAAACAATGTCGGAGTTCCCGAACCTTTGTAGTTCTTTCTTGATTTAATAGCAGCTTTGATGAAGTTTTTAGCTTTATCGCCATCCGCTGTTCCGGTAGCGACACTCCATCTGATGGTAAACAAGTCTGCATCATTGAGAATTGGGCGGATGTTATCTTCATTGATCTTATCTTCACTTGATGCCAAGCGGCCATCACCAACCAAGATAGCTCTTGCAATCTCTTCGTCCAACATCATTCTCATCTCCGATTTAAGCCAAGAAACAACGTCGAAATCGGAGATATCATTAATATCGTCGCGATCCATTTTCTGTTTCTTATAAATCGTAGTAGGTGTGGTAGTTCTCTTGAGCAAGCTGAACACTTCTTCTTTCTTAAGCTTACCTTTGATGTAACCTCTTGCTCGGGCATCGTCTTCTGTAATATCGGCAAATATAGACTTAATCCGGCTAAAAGGAGTATGATGCGTAGAGTTCATAACCTTCTGAACCCATCCCATATTTCTCTGGATAAATTCCGGAGGAGTATTCAAACTCTTTACATCCGGCAATAAATACTCGATATTCTCGATTCCATACTCTTCAGCATGAGCGAGAAAACTTTCTTTCATACTTCCGTATCTCTTACCATCGCCGATAATCTGACCAACAGCAGCGTGAGACAGTGTGTTTTCTGAATTTTCTGTCTCGTGATCAAAAACATTATGTTTCATCTCATTACCTCCATTTTCTTTTTTAGTCTCTTTTTCATCCATAACCATACCGACTAATGCATAAACTGCATTCTGTTCTTCTTCGGAAAGGCTATTTATAACATCCTCGATGGTCTTATCGCCATCTTTCTTTTCATCAGAATGATACAATACAATATTCTCATCGTATCCAATAATCATTCCGTCTTCTCCTTCATCACCGTGAGCCATAACCTGATCAATAAATGCTCCGGAATTTGCTCCGGCAAGAACGAGACTCAATTCCCTAATCATTCCGTGGACCACATCATTACCGAGCTGCTTCAACTGATTGGCGTAAATAGACAAAGATCTAATATCGCCGTGCTGAACTAACTGCTTAGCTAAACGGCCATTCTCAGTATCATTGAACGAGCAATAAGCATATACGCCATCATCTCTGTTCTCGAGAAGTGCATGACCGAGAACTTCTCTCAGATCGGAATGCTTATGATTCCAAACCAATGGAACTTCTTTTCCATCATTGTCCGCGAATGCATTCTTCCGAATAATTCGGCCATCGCCGCAAACAAGATCGTTTCTAGTGGCATAACCACTAAAATCAATTTTACCCATTTTGAACTTTCTCCTTTCTTCACATTTGTTCGTCATCGACCTCAGGTCTTGAGTTCGAATCCATTGGGTTGTTGATGTCAGCTCTACTATCACCAGGCTGACTTATGTTACTGTTTACCAATTCATCAGCTTTTGGATCTGATGATGGTTTCATGCCGATAATTTGTCTAATTTCATTTGAGGTCATAATCTCATTCCTTGTAAATTTATCAGCGATTTCTGCCAAATCATTTACAGGAACGAGTCTGAATGGATCTCTAAAAGCTTTGATAGTTTGACCTTGAGATCTAGCGGTTCGACTTAAGAACTTACGTTTCATTTCATCAACTATCGCTGACACAATCGGTTCAATCGACCTATCGTAATAATTGAGCATTGTCTTCTCATCGGCCGTTCCATCCAGAATGCTTTGAGTAATCCCTAACTGCGCAAATAACTCATTAGTCAAGTATTCAATTCTCGACATGAGATTGTTTTCGACCGGCCTATTTAACTGGGTTATCTTTTCGGTAGCCTCGGCATATGCTATACCATACTTAGATCCCGTTAACTGTTGCTCGATCTCTGATCGTCTTGCGTTAGCTCTATTACGAGATGTTTCGGTCTTAACAACGTAAGGTAACTGTACAATCAAATCCAATTTACCAGATGCCGTTTGTTCATCTGTCACATCCAATAAACTGAGTTTTCTCGCCAATCTCTTAGCTGTTGAGTTCGGCTCGTTAATAATAGCATATAATGGATTCTCTATAATACCAACAGTTCTTTTAGGAACTGTGACATCCTCTCGTCTTCCCTTTTGCTCATTATAGGCTCTAACGGTAACCTCGCTAGGCATCCATTTAATAACAGAACCTGTTCGCATAGTTAAAATATCATACGAGTCTGTGAGTTTGGGGTCTTTTGTGGTGTCAGTCGGAAGAATAGCCACACATCCTTCATCAAACATCGATAAAACGCAATCCTGGATAAATGCTCGAGACGTTTGATCAATATTGGCTTCTAAGGTTAAACAGTCATTTAAACCGGATTCCATATCCTTAAGATATCGTTTATTCTCATCCAATTTACAATGAACTATAGTGACTGCAGCCACATCCAACGCTATTCTATTGAATACAGACGTGATTATAGATCGATCGTTACCTCCGGTCAATCGCCGCCTATCTGGTCTATTACCGTACCCTATAGAATATTCCGAATATCTATATTCAGGTGTCGGATCTTTATTAGCAAATGTGTTCCAAGCACGTTGGAATCTACTTATTATTCCCATCGTCATACCTCCTATTCAAAAGCATCTCTATTTAATTTAAAAGCTATAAAAGCATCAAGTAATGCTGAGACACAATCAATTTTCGCCTCTCGACGTTTTTTAATTAACTGCCTATTACCATTTGTATCTTCTGCGGCAATACAGTTTCCCATAGCAAACTCCATGATAGCTTCATCGAAACGTAGAAGTCTATTTTCAGCAAGTTTTTTAATTTCTCCTAAAGGAACCGACTCAGTCCTCTTACCTTGTGGAACTTTTTCTATTCCAAAGGTACCATTTTCTCTTTCCCATCGTTCGACAAAATCTCTTGCGTTATAAGGATCATATCCAAAGCAACATACTTCATAACTACAATTAATGATATGTAAGTCCAAATCATCATACACTTGGTTCATATCCAATATAGTTCCCGGCATTACAATTAAGCTACCTTCCTTAATGAACTCTTCATACTTATTTCGCAAAGCCAAGGATAGTTTCTTAAGTGTTAACTCAGTTATATAATTTCGAGTCTTAACACCGAACATATCGCCACCCAGAGGAAACAAGAATGTAAATGAGCAGAAGTCATCGCCCTGAGACATATCAGCACCCATAGCACAAGGCATTTGCCAATATTCTTTTACTGGAAAATGTGGCAAGGTCTCCTCATAGGTAAAGAAATAAGTATATCCCTCCATAGGTAATCCAAAACGTTTTGCTAGTATGTCATTTCTAGCGGCTGGATTTTGTTCGGCCCTTTCAACTTCCAAACCATAAGTCTCGTAGCTAACGGTCTTTCCAAGATTGGGATTTGCTTTGGGCCACATTCTCGGGTCGCCTACTTCTTCAATCGAGTCAAGTTTATACCACCATATGGATGTATGCTTTTCGTCATATTCACCTTTTAAAATTTTCATCAATTCCATTTTGACGGTATCGCCACTTCCATTGCGGACTGTTCCTTCAGAACTAATGGCAATTATAAGATAATCGTCATTTATGCCACCACCTTGTTCTTTAGCTGCTCCTTGTTCAATAGCTCCGACAACATCTTCTCTAACATCGCCGGATAACCATTCATCTATTGTGGCAACCTTAACTCTAAGACCTTGAAGCTTATCAATCGACATCGGTCTAACCTCAAGTAATGAACCGGTTAAAAAATTCTGAATACCTTTTTTAGTCGAGGCCAACTTAACACGATCCGCTTTGGATCCTGTAGTATTAAACAAAGATCCCTCGGTTAGAAATCTAAATAATGGACCTCTGGCTCTAGTTATTGCAGTTTTTAATGGTGACATAACTTCTTCAGCTTGAGACATTGTAGGTGCTGTCGTAACCTGATGGGTCGTCCGTGGATCAACATTCAGTGTATACGCCTGGATTGTTGACGCATACATCGATTTGGCAGCCCCACGTGAGACAATCAAATACTGTTTCGTAATCAATCGTTTCTTTATTCGCTTGGTGACATAGTGACCGCCATGACCATCGGGATCAGGTTGATATACACTTCGATCAACAAAATAATACCATCCAAATATTTGTTCAGCCCATAATTTAAATGAGTCTAAAAGATGTAAAGGACTACCGTCTGTTAATGTAAGTTCATTTTCACAAAACTTAACATATCCATCGATAGCTTTATTATCGTACCAAATTCCAGGATTTTCAATAAGAGAATCTATTCGATTCATTTCCATAGAAATTTGTTTGTTAACTGGGATGTCCCCTCGTATTACGGCATCTCTGAACTTACCGTAATAATAAGGAACGGCAGTGTTTGATAATGCCATAAATACTCACCTTATTTCTTTTTATTATTTGGATGTAATTTAAGATCACCCTCGAACTTAAATGTTTTATTACCATATTTAGCCATTATGGATCTAGAAACTTGCTTACCTATATCAATAGCAGCAGGCGTAACCACTTCCTTAACAACCATATTAGCTATTTTTTTACCTTTCGAAACCTGCTTTTCTGTAAGTTTTGATACGTCTCTTTTAGCATTTATGTAGTCCCGTTCAGCAATTAATCTATTGGTTTTTTGTCTAAGTTCTTCAGTGGATAAATCTCTTATAGACTTCACTTTCTTAGGTTTGGCGATTCTTGTTTCAGATTCTTCGTCACTACTTTTCTTTTTCTTCAAATTTGTACCGGTAAGTTTAGAGTATTTATTTTCAAGTTTTGATACTCTTTTTCTACCAGCTGATGTAAGGCTGCCATCAGCATTTTGAAAACGCCTAACGCCCCATCTCTGACCGAGAATGCCATGATGATAGAGTTCGTCCATTTTATCACCTCCTAATATCCTTCAGCTTCATTGTTTATTCGCCACTCGAATTCACTAATCAGTTCTTTCATACTTGCTAACACTGCAGAATTTAATGGCGGATCGAATATTGTCTTAACCTTCATATAAATATAGGTTTTAATGCCTTCAAGATTTTCATCATCTGATATGAAATCTCCCCATTTTTCAGTACCATCTTTCAATGAATACCCATTAGATGGTCCTACACCTAATTCGGACAGGATCATAAATACCGAATTAATATGTATCATTATATCTTGATCAAATGCCGTATAATCTTCAGGAATACCTAAAAGTTTTTTTATACTATTAAGTATATTTTCTTCCATAATAATCCCTCCAAATCATTTGAGGGTTGGTGAGTATCTGGTTACTGTCTTGATAAACTCGCTCATACAATACCCCTCTTTATTTTTCACAGAAATTTTCAACCAATCATCAGTCGAAGAGAAAGGAGCGATAACCTTCACCATATCACCCATACGAATCCTACAGATTACGTCAGATGTCAAATCCGGTTTTTCTCTAACATTTAAACAGGCACAGTTAACCTCGCCGATAGTCTCAATCGATTTGTTTTTCTTTTTTTCAGTCACAAAATTATTAGTTTTATTCTTGTTCTTTCTAATAACATTGTGATTGGTCTCGTTGATCTCTGCTTTATTTTTTTTAGCATCATATTTTTTTAATTCTTCCATATAAAATACCTCCTTTATTTTCGCCATGGAATAGTATCGTTCTTGGTTCTGCGTATAGGTAGAGTGTATATCAAACTTTCATCTCCATAATGTATGGCATTATGAGTATTTAAAGACACACAAACTACATTTTCCAAATCAAATATCTTTGGGTCTCGACGCACTATATCTTTTGCTGTTATCGGATTTATGTGATGAATTATTATTTTCTCAATACTATTTTCATCATACATTAAATCATAACCCTCACAAGCCAGATCACATCCGTTATCTCTAACAATAACCTTATGACGGAAATGGCGCCACTCTCGTGAATTATAAAGCGCCTGATTTAAATATCTATCATGTCCAAAGGTTTCGAATCCCACAGATCCATTAAGTTTCAAATATTTAAATCTCTCTTCAAACGTTTCGAATATCAACATTCCGGAATAGGATTTATTCGTATTCATCATAGTCTTCATCTTCATCACCACCATATCCGGAATATGTTCGTATAGCATCGATAACTTCCTGATATTTTTTCTCACTCTCTTCAGAAGCTTCAATACTTTTGGTTTTTGCTCGCAGCATCTTATTTTCTTCTCTCAATTTTTCCAACTCCAATTCATTTTTTGGAGATCCTAACTTCAAAAAATATGTTGTCTCTTGGGAAGATGCTGTTCCATCCAACAATCTCTGTTGAACAAGATCCATAGCCATAGATACGAGCTGATTTATTCTTGTTTCGGGCGTTAATGCTGGTCTTATTTTTCTATGTGATTTACCAGACGAACTTTTTTTTATAACTTTTGCCACTA